TAACCACCCGGTCGGGACGCGGGGGCGGGGGCAACCCCCCTGGGTGCCGGCTACCTGCGGCAACGCCGCGCACAGCTAACTGCCGGCTGCCCGTGCCTAGTACCTGTAACCGAGAGTACCTGTAACCGCCAGTACCCGGTACCCGTAGTGCTGCCTACCTGCTGCCCGGTACCCGTAACCCTCAGTACCTGTAACCCCACGTACCTGCTACCCGTAGTAGCGGCTACCTACCCCACCTGCAGGGCAGGGCTACTAGTACCTCACCACGGCAGGTGGGTGCGCGATCTTAGACCATGCGCCAGGGCACCGTCAACCCCTAGCTGATGTGGGATGCGCCACAATTCTGGTCTCGACGGGCTCGGAATTTGCTGGGTTTTCGTCCCGCCGCAGGTCATCGCGGGTTTTGCACCCTAGCCGGCCGATAGCCAGCTAATTCGCCGTTTTTCCTTTCGCCGCTGGTCGGAGCGGGTTTTTGCCCTGGACTTGACCCCGTACAGCATCGTCTGTAATGTTCTCCTTGTTCGGCCAGCACGGCGAGCACGAGGGCCAGAAATGGCCTCTCACCTGGGCCTTCGGGCCCGGAACCTGATCTTTTGATTCGTGAATAGTGGACTGAGTTCTGGGCTTGACCCCGTACGCATGGATTGGTATGGTTTGGTCACAACTTCAGAGCGGCAACGGTTTCGGAAAAACTGCCTTAGCGATTGCGGGCAAGCATCGGAACTTGATCGGACTAGGGCTGATCGGGGAAAATGCACCGACTTGACACCGTACAGCCGAGCTGCTAAGTTGGTAACCACAACAGAACAGAGTTTGAATCGCATGAGACACGCGAGTGCCAATAGGCGTTGATCCCGTCGCAAGGAAACTGAGACAGTGGGTGGTCTAGCGGGTAACACAGACGTGTAGCGATTCTCACTCAAGTCCACTGACTTGACCCGGTACAGAACATGTGCTAGGCTTGAGTCACGAAAGCAACACCGAGTTGTTTGACAATTACACAGATCGCTAGGTATCACCGGTTAGACCGTAGCTAAGCCTCACGCGGCACTACGAGTAGCCCCGGACCGAATGGTTTGAATATAGAGATCGTGTGAGATCACATAGGGATAGCGTTGGTTCTTAGATACGCCGTGACCCCAAGTGCATCCCCCGAACAAAGGCGTAGCCGGTCGATGAGCTGTTCTGAGGCATCGGACGTGAGTCGCACGCTATGGGCAAGGGATGGGAAACGACACGATAAAGGCTAGGCGCGCCATAAGCGTCCACACACTTCAAGTCCGCTGAGACATAGCAGTTGTCTACGACGCGGCAAGGGCAGGCAGAGTTAGCCACGAGTAGGTGCCGGGTTCGACTCCCGGCTGCCCCCCATACCGGATACTTGACCCTGTACAACGGAGGATTGAAGTGATCGAGAACCTGATCATCACAGCGTTGGCAGCGATGCCACTGGCAGGCATGTTCCTCGGAGCAATCGGATTCGGAAAGAACGGATAGACATGAGCACTGCAACCACCTTCAAGCTGTGCCACGAATGCACTGCAGCCATCGTCAACGATGACTACTCAGGCATGGACGAGGACACCGACTACCCACGTGTCTCGGCCTTCGCGGAGAGCGTTGGCTACCTGGTCGAAGCAGGTGAGTTCGACGGGGCCGGCTACTGGGATTGTCAGGCTTGTGACCAGACCCAGATCGGTCACGGTCACCTGATGGAAACGCTGACCTAAGACTTGACCCTGTACACCGGGGGACCGGCAGACATGCCCCCGGTGTGCATCACCTGAGACAGGAGCAATGGCCATGGCCAAGCCCACCACCGTTCTGACCCGGTCCAAGGATCGCAAGGTCACCAACCTGCCCAACAAGGCTGGCACTCAAGGGTTGATCGCCAACGCCTTCGGCCTGCCCTCTGGTCGACAGTTCTCGTGCCCTGAGGCAACGGACTTCTGTGGCCAGATCTGCTACGCCGGGAAGCTGGAGAAGATCTACAAAGGCGTGAGCGCGGTGCTGCTCCGCAATTGGGAAGCGTTGAAGGACGCCGGCCTCGAAGACACCACCATTCTCCTCGAAGAGATGATTGCCGCCTTCGTCAAGGATTGCGACAAGCGTGGTGCTCGGAAGATCTTCCGCATCCACTGGGACGGAGACTTCTTCTCCGGGACGTACGTGGCTGCATGGTCACGAGTCATCAAGGCTAACCCCGAGGTTCAGTTCTGGGCCTACACGAGGGTTGCCACGGCTGCGACGTTCCTGCACGCCCAGAAGCACGACAACCTGTCGCTCTACTTCTCGAGCGATGAGGACAACGTCACTGTGGCGCGTGCCCTGGCCGACAAAGGTATCCGGATTGCCCACGTAGCCAAGACGTTCGATCAAGGCAAGGCGGAATTCTCGGACGCGGTTCGCTGCCCCGAGAACAACAAAGCGATCGCTCTGATCTCCGACAAGGGATCGGCCTGCGCTCGATGCGGACTCTGCGTCGATGGTCGGCGCAACGTGCTCTTCTCAACCACCAAGAAGTGAGGCAAGGCATGTACACCAACGAGACCATGTCATTCGAGGCGTGGCTGGCGCGTATCGACCGCTCGATGATTCGACAGGTTGGCGTCGGATACCGAGACATCGGCGACTGGGCATGGCGAGATGCCTACGACAACGGAGTTACCACACTGGAGGCAGCGCGTGAGGCGTTGCGAGAAGAAGGGTTGTACGTCTGATGCCACGCAACGCAATCGGAGTCATCTTCGGCAACGAGAAGGATCCGGCTGGCAATCCGCTGGCGCTGGTCATCTTCCGGGATCGTCGGGCTGAGTACGTGCCCACCTCGGAGCTGAAGGGATGAGCACCAACAGGGGGACCATCCGCAACCTGCTGATGCAGAACGCGATTGACCTCAAGCCGGGAGACATCATCGTGCGGAACAACTTCGTCCGCACCGTGACCGGCGTGAGCTACAACCCCGTGACCGAAGAGGTTTCGGTGTCCTGCGACTACATCAACGCCTATGGCGAGTCGTCCGAAGTGATCAAGATGTCAGCCCACGAGCTTGTCAAACCACTGGAGGTAGCACGGTGATCAGTCTCAAGATTCTCGCTCCGCTCATCATCTTCGGAGCGTTCATCGGCAACGCGGTGGTCGCATGGAATGACATGCCGCCGTGCCTCTACGAGGACGGGAATCCGGATGGCTACGAATGCCTCTGGACTGATCCGGACACAGGTTCCACGTACTACGTGGACTCAGCCAACTACCGCTGAGGTATCGAGGGGAGCACGGTGAGTGAGACACCGTGTTGCCTGCAATACCTGAGACATCAACTGACACAGGAGAAACCATGATCCCTGTTGAACTGGCCGAGCGTATGACGCTGGCGATCAACGAGTGGGACAACGCCAACGACACAGGCATCATCGGCGACGTGTTCGTCGCTGGGCGTGAGCTGTCGAACTGCGCTGCCTTGATCCTTGCCTGGAACACCAACGAGGCTGGCAAGTGAGAGTCTTCGTGTACCGCAACCTGCATAAGGGTTGCTACTCGGTTCGGGCTGAAGAGGGTCCGGACAAGGGCAGGGTGGTTGCACACTCCGAGCACGTGTTGCTCGGGGGAGTGACCCCCAAGGTTTCGGCGGCTGGCCGGGATCGCGTTCGCCGCGAGCGTCGGAAGAACGTCCACGCTGGCTTGACGGGTGAGCTGCTGAGTCTTGAAGAGCAGGACTTCATCGGCTCCAAGGTCACGTATAACCCTTACCGCGCAGACGGTTTCGTCTACGCCACCACTGAGGCACCGTTCGCCGGCTCGCCTGAGGTCTATCTGTCCGACTCTGGCGTCCGCGCCATGGCCAACTGAGGTTTCGACATGAGCACGATCACGTTCACCGACTACGCGGGAGATACCGCGAAGCTGATCCGTTCGCAGGATGGAGAGTCGATCATCATCCGCAACATGGATCGGGACGAAGGCACGGCGGTGTATGTGTACCTCGATCCGGAGCAGCAACAGCAGCTCGTGGACTTCATCCTGGAAGGCAAGAAGTGACACCACAATTCAGCCTCGACGGAGGCAAGACCAACTACGACGCGGTGAGCTACGGCAGGCCGTGGAACGGGTGGGCTACCCCGGTGGTCACTCGCGAGACGCTGGAAAGGCTTGCGGCCACTGAAGGTAACAACGGCCAGTACGTGTCGCTGAGCTTCGATGGAGACACCGCGACTCTGATTGAGCTGGCTGACGAGTGGCGCAACGAATGCAGGTTCGTGCTGTTCCCGGATGAGTCCGGGTACTACGACCTGAGCTACCTCGGCTGGACCTTCTACAAAGTGGAGGATTGATGCTCCGCATCGGGTCACTGTTCAGCGGTGCGGGAGGCTTGGACCTGGCCGTGGAACAGGTCTTCGAGGCCATCACGGTCTGGCAGTGTGAGAGTGAGCGAGCACCATCGTTGGTGCTGGCCAAGCGGTTTGGTGTCCCCAACCTCGGAGACATCACCAAGGTGAACTGGCACGACGTGCCACCAATTGACATCCTCTGCGGTGGGTTTCCCTGCCAAGACTTGAGTTCGGCAGGCCGTAAGGCAGGCATTGCTGCGGGCACACGCTCCGGACTCTGGTCCTACTTCGCAGAGGCGATAGACATCCTGCGACCACGGGCGGTGGTCATCGAGAACGTGAGAGGCATCCTCAGTGGCAAAGCCGTTCGTACGAGCGACGTGGAACCCGATAGCACAGTGGTGGGAACGGGACTCCGAGCCGCTGGGGCTGTTCTCGGAGACTTGGCCGACCTCGGGTATGACGCGCAATGGACGACTATTGGAGCGTCCGATGTCGGTGCCCCGCACCAACGCAAGCGAGTCATCTTCCTCGCCTATCCTTCCGACGCCGGGAGCGCAGGACGGTGAACGAGGCATGCGGAGCGTTGAGGCTTTGCATCGCAAGGCCACCAACGGGCAGAGGCTCGACCGTCAGCGGTCACTGAGTGACCTGCCTCGGTTGCTACCTACACCCGCCGCGAGGGATGGCAAGGGCACGAACCCGAATCGCGCTGGGGGACAGGATCTCCCCGGAGCTATCGCACTGCTACCGACTCCGGAAGCCAAGTCATCGACCGCAGGCCCGGACTATGCCCGAGCTAGCCGGCCTGGGTCCGGTGGGGATGATCTCGTCACCACAGTGTGCAAGGCAACGAGGGGTGACCTCGACTGGGGCAAGTACCGGCCAGCCATCGAGCGATGGGAAGGCTTGACCCGGCAGGCCCCGTACCCGGTGGAACCCAACACCAAGGGAGATCCAAGGCTCGCAGCACGATTCAGCGAGTGGATGATGGGCTGGATCGAGGGTTGGGTGACCGACTTGGTCGACCCACATGGTCGACGCAGGCCCCCGAAAGACAAGTACATCAGTCGCACCGAAGCCTTGAGGATCATCGGCAACGGTGTCGTGACACAGCAAGCAGCATCAGCACTCCGCGAGCTTCTCGCAACCGCACCACTTGACCTCGTACAGAACGACGATCACAAGGAGCTTTCACACCATGGACGCTAAGACCAAGAAGATGCAGGACAAGGTCGCCAAGCTGCTGCGCCAGGCCGAAGACGTGGCCGGTACGCCCGAAGAGGGTGTGTTCCAGGCGAAAGCCTTCGAGCTGATCGCCAAGTACGGGCTCGAGCTGACTCAGGTCGAGGCCACGAAGGAAGGCTTGGACACCACCGAGCTGCCCGACGCGATCAAGTGGATTGTCCCGATCACGGGCAAGTACGCTGCGGCCCAGATGCAGCTCCTCGGAGGCATGGCCAAGGCCCTGCACTCGAAGTGCGTCTCTTCGAGCCGTGGTGGCTCGTACCACGTGATCGTGTTCGGCATGCCTCGGCACGTCGAGCGGATGCAGTTCCTGTGGTCTCTGCTGCAGCCGCAGATGATGCGTCTGGTCGAGAAGGTTCGGCCCGAGGAAGGCTTCGCGCCTCGGCTGGCCTACGACTACCGCACCGGGCAGGTTCGCCAGAAGAACACCAGCGGCCAGCTCAAGCAGTACCGGCGCTCGTGGATCTCCGGGTTCGCTCAGACCATCCAGGAGCGGCTGACCGCCGAGGAGACGAAAGCCTTGGACGCAGCCGGCGGTGGTGCGCTGGTTCTGTACCGCGGCGACAAGGAACGGGCTGAGGTGGCTCTGCGTACCGCCTACCCCCGGCTCAAGAAGGCTCGACGCACGACCGTCGACCCGAATGGTTACGCCCACGGCCAGCGTGATGGTCGGAGTGCGAGTTTCGCACGGGCCCTGGCGGTTTGAGCCATGCGGGGTCTACTCTCCGGGGGGCAGGTCACCAAGCGCCTGCCCTCCAAGACGGGTGAAGAGTTCGAGGCGAGCACGCTATACATCCCGTCTCGCCACGAGATGACGATCACCACACCAAAAGCCAAGGGCTACAAGTCAGCTCACAAGAGGCATGCCCGTCGTAACGGGCTGCGTACGAAGCGACTGACGTACACCCATCAGGATCACACCCTTGGCACCGAGACCGTGAGCACGGTATGGGAGGCATGAGATGGACCTTGATCAGTTGCGTCAGCGTCGAGACGAACTGTCGGCGGCGCTGAAGTCGGGGATGTTCCAGGGCGCGGATGCACAAGGCATTTGGGCTCACATCATGGTGATCACTTGCGAGATCGCAGAATTGGAGGCGTGACGTGTCTGACCCGCTCATGGAATTCGCAGAGGTGTGGAGTGATGGCGACCTGGCCAACAACCTCGCCGACAAGCTGACCTGTAACGAGGCCGAAGCTATCGCCAGCCTGTTCCTGTCCATCGGGAAGGTGGAGGCAGCCGATGCGTGGATGAAGAGCCACGAGCTTGGCGACGACTGCGGTGACATGCACTGCATCTGCGACGACGAGGAGTGCATCAAAGAGCGAGAGGGGAGTGATGAGACGGGTAACGATCAGCCTCGCGGTTGAGATCGACCTGGATCGCTACATCCTCGAAGGCAGGCACGCTGGCCCGCGTTCCGCAATCCAAGACATCAGAGCTGTGGCCAAGGAGGTCATCGAGCACGAGCTGAAGAAGATGGGCTACCCCGACGCGGTGGTCAGCTACGGCAAGGCCGTATCACACAACTTGACACCTGACGTGGGCCGTCTCACTGACTGAGACTTGCTTCCGTACAAAAATACCCATGGAATGTTAGTGATTCAGATCACTACCTGAGAGATTCCTAAACTCCCAGATCTGGGATACGTTTCCAGCTGTCGAACAGGAGGTTTCACAACAGAATCCCAGCGTGATGAGCTTGACCCTCTACGGAATCCGTCGTAGGGGGACACGGGCGGGGTGCCCTGAAGGTACGGGGCAAGGGGACGGCAGCGCGTCGATGATTGGCGCGCTGCTGCTTTACACGTAACGTCTTACTTTCCTAGACGCTAAACAATGGAGAGCGGCAAACAAAAATGAATACAAGTATCAATGACGACAACACGGGCAAACAGCCGAAGTTGACCCTGTCCATCATCGAAGCGTTGAAGAACAAGGGCCTAAACGGAGCGGAGATCGCCGAGATGTATGGAGTCACAAAGCAGTACGTTTCGTGGATCAAGCACACGTACGGCGGTCGACTGACCCCGCGTGAGCAGGTCATGCAGCACTTCCCGTTCAAGGTGCCTGAGCAGATGGGGCAGTCTTCGCCCTATCGCCGGCTCCGTGACCACGGTGAGTACGTGGCTACTGGTGGAGTAGGGATGGATCAGATCGCTCTGACCCGTCTCCGCAACTTCTACAAGAAGCTTCGAGAGAAGAGCTTGGTGGTGGAATTCGATCCGAATCTGCCGCCAGAAAAAGGTGTGAGCAGCAAAGGTGGTTGGGCGTACCGCGAGCGGACGAACGACGACGATGACCTGCTCATCCGGGTGAACGAGTTCACCGAACTATCAGAAGAGGGGCGGATGATCTGGCGGTTCCCGCCAGTTGATCCATAATCGAAAGGTACGAGAGTGCCACTTACGTCAGTAGCCAGAGCATTGGGAGACACCGAGGTCGAACCTGAGACGTTGGCCTCCCATCCGAGCTGGCTATTCGCCCAGAAAGTCACCGTGCCGACCCGTGAGCCAGGGCTATCGGTAACCGTTCTGGTCTGCTGCCGCAGCATCGGGGTCAAGGACACCGACAAGTGGTATGCGCCTGTGGCAGAAGAGATTCTGCACGCACCCCGGCTGGACGTTCTCATGAAGGAGACAAGGCCGGATCCATTCATGAGGTTCGGACAGCACCGTTCAGATGTCTACCTGATTTCGCCTGTATCCGACCGCATTCCGCAGCTCAACATGTCCCTCGCCGCGCTGAAAGAGTTCGTTTTCACCGACTACAAGAAGCACGTTGACATCCAAGGAACCCATGACCTCTCCGAGTCCTGCTAGTACCGAACTGCCCAAGCGCAGCGTCTCACAGCTCAAGCAGTATGAACGCTGCCCGCACTCGTACAAGCTCGCTCGAATCGACAAGGTGTGGCAACGCCCTGCGGCCTGGTTACCGCAGGGCACAGCCTTCCACGAAGTGGCTGAGGAGATGGAGCGTCGGCGTGCAGCCGGCAACCCGATGACACTCGAAGAAGCCTTGGAGATGTTCAAGGAGATCTACGCCAGAGACATCGGCGAACTGTGCAAGACCACACCCAACTTCGACTGGTGGTCGATGTCTGGGCCCTACGGCGGCGAAGAGGACGTAGAGCGCCGCTATCACATCGGGCTCGAGCAGGTGGAGAAGTTCTACTACTGGTTCCACAATCAGGTCATCTGGATCGCTCCGGATGGCACACCCGCTATCGAAACGTCGTTCAGCATCGAGCTGGACGGCATTGAGGTACGAGGGTTCATCGACGCCGTCGTCGTGGGTGATGACGGCAAACCCCGAGTCCGCGATTACAAGACCGGGACAACCCCCGGTGATGATTTCCAGCTCGGTGTCTACGGCTTGGCCCTGGCCATGAAGTACGGCATCGAGCAACCACAGCTTGGCGACTACTACATGGCCGGGAAGAAGGGCAAGAAGGCCACCGTCACCTACCCCTACGACATCGGCGAGTGGACCAAGGAGAAGGTCTCCGACAAGTTCCGCTGGCTGGAAGACAACATCGAGGCCGGGAACTTCGATCCCGACCCCGAGCCCGACAAGTGCAAGTTCTGCGACGTGAGCTACTACTGCGAGTTTGCTGAGGGCTGATGCTTGACCCCGTACAAAACCCACCGAGAGAGGCATGACCAATGAGTGAGATCGAGATCTTCAAGTTCCAGGACCGGGCCCCCGTCCGCACCGTCATTCGTGACGGAGAGCCCTGGTTCGTCGCCAAGGACATCTGTGACGAGCTGGGAACATCAACAGGCAACCTCGCGGCCATTCTCGATGCCGATGAGCGCGGTACCTACAGTGTAGGTACTGGGTTTGACCAGCGGAGATACGCCATCGTCAACGAGTCGGGTCTGTACTCGCTGATCCTGCGGAGCCGCAAGCCCGAGGCGAAAGCCTTCAAGAAGTGGATCACCTCCGAGGTGCTGCCGACGATCCGCAAGACCGGCGGCGCGTACATCAAGCCGGGATCGCAGGCTGAGCTGGACCTGACCAATCCGGACACCGCGCTGGAGAAGCTGGCCGAGGTCATCCAGATCGCCCAGGCGGCTCGCGCTGAGGCCGCAGCTTTGACCGCGGCGAGGGATGCCGACGCTCCGTACGTCAAGGCATCGCAGGAGTTCTTCGACTACTCCGGTGGAGACTTGGCCACCACGACCGATGCCGCTCGCATGCTGTCGGTTCCGCCGTACACCTTCCGTGACTACCTGCGCCAGTGGGGCTGGATCACCGAGGTCGGCTGTGCAGCTCGTGCCTACGCCGTCACTCAGGGCTACGCGGAGAACAAGATCTTCATCCTCCCGGACTCGGGCCGTGCCCAGAACACGGCCAAGCTGACCCGCAAGGGCATCGAGCGGGCGGCGATCAAGCTCAAGGAGGCCGGCTACTGGCCGGGACCGAAGGCGCTGCAGTCTGCGTGAACCCAGGACACTGGTGCATCGACTGTGACCGCGTGGTACCTGAATCCGCCATGCGGTGGAGGTACGGCCAGTGGCTATGTCTCGTCTGCCTCGGCGACGAAGAACGTACGCCAGGCCCAGACTGGTGCTATGTCGTCGGGGTGAGCAAGAGGACCGGCAGGCCCTGGAGGGCCTATATGCCCCCGAAGGGAAGTGATGAGCGGCCAGTCTTCCTCGCGGCCTGATGTTTACCGCAAAACCCTTGAGCTAGACCGTGATTCGGACTACACCTACGTCGATCTCGGCGGAGTGGTCTACCCATTCCCGACACCCGAGGCGGCTGAGAGATTTGCGACTGCGGAGCGGTCGCGCAGACCTGGCGTCACTATCACTGTGCGCTGAAACTTTACCCTGTACAGAGAGGTACCACCTTGAGCGTTGAAACACTGACCCTGCCTTCCGCTGCCGAGCAGATGCACTCTGAGTGGGAGGATCCCCGACTCGACTTCACCGACACCTACCTTCGGATGGTCGCTGATCCGGATCTGCTGGAACAGACTGCGCGGCTGCGTATTCCGGCTGACCTGGAGTACGACACCCTCGTCGGCACCGGGCTGTCGGGCACCATCGCGGTGACCGAGCTGGCCCGCCGTCTGGGCAAGAAGTACCTGATCGTCCGCAAGCCGAACGACGGATCGCACTCGTACCTCAAGGTGTTCGGCACCTTGGGTCGGCGGTGGATGTTCGTGGACGACCTCGTGGGGTCTGGCAAGACGATGTCGCGCTGCTTCGACATGGTCAACAATGTCTCGAATCGGTTCAGCACCGAGTTCGTCGGTACGTTCCTGTACTCCGACAACGCCTTCTTCCCGGCCCAGGCCCGTGTCCACCACTCGTGGCTGAACCTCAGCCAGACCTACCAGGGTCAGTACGCCAACGGTGACCCCCGGAGTCGATGGGACTTCTAACTTGACCCTGTACAGACGAATCCTGATCACCGGGAGTCGGGAGTGGGAGGGCCGCACCACGGTGTGGTCCGCGCTCAACCAAGAGCTGATCGAGTTCGGTCGGCTGACCATCGTCCACGGCGCTGCTCGCGGCGCTGATGACATCGCTGACCGATGGGCCTGGGGCGCAAGGCAAGACGGTTACCAGGTCGAGATCGAGAGATACCCAGCGGACTGGAACACGCTGGGCAAGAGGGCCGGGACCATCCGAAACCAAGAGATGGTCGACCTCGGGGCTGACGTATGTCACGCCTTCCCGCTACGGAGCAGTGTCGGCACCTGGCACTGCATGAGAGCCGCTACGCGGGCCGGAATCCAGGTCGTAAATCACGGCTGGAAGCAATTCACCAACTAGGAGAGTCATGTTCGGATTTGCTGGACTTCTGTTCGTCGTGTTTCTGGTTCTCAAGCTGATCGGCGTCATCGCCTGGTCGTGGCTGTGGATCACGGCACCACTGTGGATCGCGGCGATCCTGTTCGTCATCGCCTTCGCCTTCATGGTCCTGGCCATCGGGAAGGAGTTCTAGTTGACGTTGTCCCTCAAGGTGTTCGGGTTCGAGGTCGCAACCTTGGACCTCGAACTTGACCCCGTACAGTCCGACTCCGGACCTGCCAAGGTCAAGCTGATCGACCGGCTGGTAGGAGGTACGTCGAAGATCTGGATGAAGCACATGGTCCCATGACGAAACCGTTCAAGCCGTGCATCGACTGTGTGGCAGAAGGGATCACGTCCAAGCGCAAGGCCCCATATCCGGGGCCAAGGTGTGCAACCCACAACCGCGCGAAGCGATCCCAGCGTAAGTCGAAGTCCGCCGAGACGCGGTGGATGTCGGTCTACGGCATCACCGCAGCGATGTACTGGCTCATCTACAAGTTCCAGGGCGGCAAGTGCTACATCTGCCGTCGCGCCACAGGTGCCCGAAAGCGGCTCTCAGTCGACCACTGCCATAAGACAGGGTACGTCCGAGGGTTGTTATGCCAGAAGTGCAATCGCGACGTTCTGGGGCATCTCAGGGACGATCCGGAGGCCCTCCAGCGGGCCATTGACTACCTCAACAACTACCCAGCGTGGCAGGCAGGTGTCGTGGTGATCACACCCGACATGCGCCCTGCTGATGAAGGAGCCGCATGAGCGACATCAACGAAGGAACCCCCGAACATCCCAGGAACTGGACGACCGCACATCCGTCGCTGCGGTCCAAGGCTCCGCACGAACCCGCCGCGGTCCTGCGTCGTCAGGCCGAAGGCGTCCGAGGCACCGCACTCATGAAGGAGATGAGCATGCGGGGCACCCAGCTCATCGAGTCGCTGAACGACGCGCTCGAGAAGCAGATGAGGGCCGCATCTCTCGGCCAACCACTCCACTACGCAACCGTCCCGAAAGGCACCGTATGAACCCCTTTGAATCCCCCTACGGCTCCAACTCCCTCACCCGCTACCCGACGCTGATCCGCGAGTACGCCAACAAGCTCACGTTCGAGCACATCGGCAAGCGTGTCCAGTTCACGCACAGCTACGGCGACTCGGGCGTGCGGGCCATCGTCACCGGCAACCTCGTGAAGATCACCCATTCCAAGGACGAGACGACGATCTCGCTGCGCGGCGTCGGCGGTGCTGAGGACGCCGACTTCGTGGTGTCACCCACTGCCCGCATCGGCCTCCGGACTCGATGAGCTGGAGCGGGTACATCCCCGGCTATCTCCTGCTGGAGATGGCACAACGTCAACGAGAGGAGGCAGATGAGCAACGTCTGGTTCGCGTCCGACCTCCACATCGGACACAAGCGGCTGATGGAGATTCGCAACCTGGCGGATGATGTCGTCGAGCACGACGCCATCTTGGCTCAGGCGTGGGACTCGGTCGTCCACAAGGACGACACGGTCTGGATCTTGGGTGACATCTCATCCGGCTCGAAGTCAGGGCAGTTGGCTGCGCTGGAGTGGATCTCGAAGCGGCCAGGCCGCAAGCGTCTGATCCTGGGTAACCATGATGGTCCTCACCCGATGAATCGTGATGCCCACGTCCTGGCAAGTGCGTACTGGATGGTGTTCGACCATGTGTCGACGGCTGCCCGGATTCGGGTGCCGTTGGACGCCGGCGGTCACACAGACGTTCTGCTGAGCCACTTCCCGTACGTCGGGGACCACACCAGCGAGGACCGACACACCCAGTGGAGGCTCCGCGACGAAGGCAAGATCTTGATCCACGGGCACACACACTCGCCGCTGATCCTGTCTCGGCACATTCACCGGAGGCAGATCCATGTGGGGATCGACGCCTGGGGCCGGCTGGTCTCTCGCGATGAGATCTACGACATGGTCAATTACATCCACAAGGAGGAAGTTGTACACACCGATGCAGTCGCTGAACATCAAGGGGTCAGCGGGTGATCCGCTGCCCACGGTGTTCCAGGCGTTGGAGAACAACGGGACTCGCTTCCTGCGAGGCCAGCTTGGGCTGACGTGTGCCGGTCCAGGCTGCGGCAAGTCGGCGTTCATCCTGACGTACGCACTCAAGGCCAAGGTGCCGACGATGTACTTCAGTGCGGATTCCGATGCCTTCACGCAACTTTCGCGGATGGTGTCGATCCAGACCGGCTGGACGATGGAGAAGTCTTCACGCAAGGTCCGGGACTCCGACCTCGGGGATGTGTCCTCGGCGCTGGATCTACCGATCCGGTTCAACTACATGGCGTCCCCATCGCTCGACCAGATCGAGCTGTCGATGGAGTCCTACGGCGAGCTGTACGAGGACTACCCGTCGTTCGTGGTGGTGGACAACATCACCAACGTCCGATCCGGAGGGGCCAACGACGAAGACCCGTTCTCGGGGCTGGAGTCGATGATGGAGTACCTGCATGACATGGCAAGGCGCACTGGCGCATTCGTCATGGGCCTGCACCACGTCACAGGCGGGTACAACGACGCCGACAAGCCGATCCCGCTCTCAGGCGTGAAGGGCCAGATCACTCGCATCCCGGAGCTGGTGCTCACGTTGCACCGGGTCTCGGAGCAGTTCGGGTCCGACTCTCTGAGAGTTTCCACCGTCAAGAACCGGGCCGGTAAGGCAGATCCTTCCGGCCAGGAATACGCCGAACTCGAATTCATCGGCGACTCAATGCAAATCCGCGACTTCGCGGCCTAAGGAGACACATGAAGAAGATCGTTGCAACCGCCATCGCCGCCGCAGCTCTGGCGCTGGGCCTGTCCGCATGTACCGAGACCGACGCCAACATCGGCTCTCGCAACCTGGCCACTGCCTCGGAGCAGTTCGAGGTGCCTCGGCACATCGTCGGCATCAACGGGATCACCGACAAGTACCTGTTCGAGATGACCGGTTACTGCTCGATCTCGGACCAGGCCACCCAGTTGGAGGCCATCTGCAAGGACGAGGACGGCAGCCTGCGGAAGACGATCCTGGGCAAGAGTGACAACACCACATACGTTGTCCGAGACCTGGATTCGTCCAAGGTGAGCACCAAGCACATCCGGGTGATCTTCAAGCCTGAGACCTTGATCCCCGACTTCGACCGGCCCTGAGCTTGACCCTGTACAAGGAGGAACATGAACGATCCCCGCGAGGCAAAGCTCCCCCGATGGGCACAGGCCCTCCTGGCCAGTGAGCGGAGGCGTGCCAACGAGGCGGTCTCCGCTCTGGAGGAGCACAAGAAATCCGTTGAGCCGACACGGATCTGGCATGGCAGCTCTAAGAATCCTATCTTCGTCCCGGAGCAGGACGGGTACCAGACGATCCGATTCGACATGGGGCATCACCGGAAGTTCTACGACGAGATCAAGGTCCGATTCAATGACGACGGACTGCAGATCGCAGCAGGTCGCCGGCTGATTGTCGAGCCTGTGGTGTCCAACGTCGTGCAGATCTCACTGAAGGACTGAATTGACCACATCGCCCATCGTCAAGGTGATCCAGTACCTACATCCCGGCTGGGAGCCTCCCCGCCAGGGGCGCAACGACTGGATCAAGTGCCTGTGCCCGTTCCACGGGGACGAGCAGCCGTCGGCGGCTGTCTCGTTCGTACACAACGCATTCAAGTGCCACGCCTGCGGCGTCAAGGGCGGCGTGGTCTCACTCATCAAGAACGAAAAGGAGGTGAGTTATGCAGAGGCTAAGCGCATCTCAGAAGAGCTTTCTGAGGGCTGCGACAGAGCGGTATCGAAAGGCCCTGCCCGGAAGTCCAGCCGAAGAGTATTTGGAGACTCGGGGTCTGGGATGGCCTTCGATTCGGGACGAGATGGACAAGTTCATGCTGGGGTACGTGGGAGATCCACTCCCTGGTCATGAGCAATACCAAGGCTGCCTTGCCATTCCGTACCTGCGATGGTCGCAGGAACACGGCTGGGCAGTGGTGTCCCTTCGATACCGACGCCTGGATGATGCCAAGCCCAAGTACATGACTCAGGCCGGTGACCGGCCACGCCTGTACAACACGCTGGCACTGCTCAAGGACTCACCGATCATCGCCATCACCGAAGGCGAGATCGACGCCATGACAGCACAAGTCTGCGGCATCCCGACAGTCGGGGTTCCGGGGGCCACGTCGTGGCAGCCGTACTTCCGGGAACCGTTCCTGGGGTACCGCGATGTCTACATCCTCGCTGACGGCGACGAGCCTGGGATGAAGTTCGCCAACACGCTCGCCAAGACATTGCCCAACTCCAATGTCATTCCCTGTCCTCCTGGTGAGGATGTCAACTCACTCGTAATCGCTGGGGGCCCACAGGCTCTCATGGAAAGGATCACATGAGGATCTACGAAACCCTCAACGACATCCCCGAGGGGGTGATCGTCCAGGAGACCAAGCCCAAGGTTGGTGTCTACGTCCTGAAGGTGGAGGGCATCATCCTCGTCAACTCGATCAGCAACGGCATCGTCAGTGGATGGGTGCGGATCGGTGAGGCGACTTCACGGCTCATCGGGCCGATGAAGAAGGTGAGCCCGTGAGGACGTTGTTCACACCGGTCACGGTGTACACCCAGCGCAAGTGCGTGCCGTGTGAGCGAGTCAAGGAACAGCTCACCAAGGCTGGGATCGAGTTCGAGGCGGTAGACATCGGCCTCAACGAGGAAGCCTGCATCTACGTCACCGACGTTCTCAACGCACGGTCGACGCCGGTCATCGTGACCGACACCCACGAGCCGATCATCGGCAACGACCCCGAGAAGCTCGCCGAGCTGATCGAGTACTACACCGCATCCGAGACGGGGGTCTGATGGACGAGACAGGTGACTTCACCCTCACCGTGGACCTGCCAGAGCTCAATGAGCAAGTGACCGTGAAGGTCTCGGGCTGGAAGACGCCACTGGGCGCTCTGACAGCACTTCGGAAGGTGGGATCCGAAGAAACTGCCCTGCAGATCGCAAAGGGCTTCGACGAGAAGATCGAGGAGAGCAAGAGTGAGTGAAACGGTTCTGCAGGAAGCAGAGCGACTGATCAACGGTGACCGACAGGACACCTACGGTTCCGCGTCGGAGTCGTTTGGCCGGATAGCCGGCCTCTGGTCGGAGTACACGGGCAAGAAGCTCACGGACCTGGACGTGGCCAACATGATGGTGCTGCTCAAGGTCTCACGGACCAAGGGCCAGTTCCACCGAGACTCCTACGTCGACATCGGCGGCTACGCGGCCCTCGCGGAGCGGCTGGTAGGGGAGAAGGCTCCGACGGTCGAGGAGATCAAGACGACCGCTCCGAAGACCCGACGCCACAAGTCGCTGGGCAACGTCAACTACGACAAGACCGTGACCGACAAGCACGGCACCGAGTGGTCGTACGACCGAGCACAGCGGTCGTGGGGCTACAGGAACGGCCTCGGCGGTCGAGTCAACATCGGACACATGCGGAGCTACACCATGGACCACCGGGCCCCGTTCATCGAAGTGGTGGAGGACAATTGAGCGAACGTATCTTCATCATCTCGGACACCCAGATCCCATACGAGGATCGTCGGGCAGTTCGGGCAGTCATCAAGTGCATCGGTGACTACCAGCCCACCAGGGTGATCCACATCGGTGACCTGATGGACTATCCGCAGCCGTCGCGGTGGACCAAGGGCACCAAGTTCGAGTTCGAGGGTTCGGTGTTCAAGGACTCCGAGCTGTGCAAGCAGCGGTTCCTGGGCCCGCTGCGCGAGGTCTACGACGGTCCCATCGGTGTCCACGAGGGCAACCACGATAGCCGGCCTCTGGACTATCTGGTGAAGTATGCCCCGGCCCTGGCCGAGACCAAGCAGTTCAACTTCGAGACGCTGCTGGACTTCGACGGGTTCGGGATCGACGTACTGGAGGAGTTCCACAAGGTCGCACCGGGCTGGATCACCACCCACGGTCACCGCGGCGGTATCCGGCTGTCTCAGTTCGCGGGTAGCACCGCGTTCAACGCTGCGAAGCGTATGGGCATCTCGGTAGCGATGGGGCACACCCACCGGCAGGGGATCAAGTCGCACACCATCGGTGTGGGCGGCGACATCTCTTCCATCGTCACTGGCATGGAGGTCGGCAACCTGATGAACATGCGGCTGGCCACGTACCTCAAGGGTGCAACGGCCAACTGGCAGCAGGGATTCGGTCTGCTCACCGTGGACGGCAAGTACGTCAAGCCTGAGATCGTGCCGATCCTCAAGGGTCGGTTCTCGCTCGATGGCCATACCTGGGAGGTCTGAAACTTGACCCTGTACAGCGATCTCGGTCCAACTGTGAAGCGGGCGGCTAAGGCCGTCGCTTTCCAGTGGCCGGGAATCATCGAGCAGGACGACGCTGAGCAGGAGATTCACCTTCGGCTACTGGAGACTCCGGGGTCGATAGCGAAGCTCCTGGAGATGGACGCCAGGGCCCAGTACCGAGCCGTGGTCGGCATCGGGCATCAGATCGCCTCCAAGGCCAGGACTGACTACGACTACTTCAAGGGGTCGTACCGGTACTCGGTCAAGGAGGTCAAATCCCTTCTCCAGAAGGGGATTCTGACCGAGGTGCTGTCGTCGTTCAAGGCAGAGAAGCTGGACATCCTCGACGCTCTGGAGGGCATTGCCGATCAGCATGCCGCGTCGGTTCGGTCTCGGTACGTGGATGAGAAGGTGCCCCCGCAAGGGGCCCCGGCCAAGCTCCTGACCGACTCTCTCGGGGCTCTCGTGGCTGAGATGAACAAGGTCCAGAAGCGCCGGTACGCCGAGCGTGACGACGGCCCCGGTACTCGCAAGCAGGCCAGTACCGACGACCACTACGAGTCGGGCGACTTCGACTTCGAGGCGTTCGCCAAGAAGCAGAACGTCGGCTGGGGCTGATGGACGAATACCCCGACGAGTACGACCTGTCCGACCCAGCTAACTGGGACTTCCAGGGGGATGACTTCAACATCTTCCGCCACGACTACTTGAGATTCACCGAAAGGATCTGATGCACAACCTTTTTGACGGCACGTTCAACGGCATGGCCGGTTCGGAGATGTACCGAGCACAGCTCGTCCCGGACCTCTTCCCGAAGGCCAAGCCGATGCTCGTGGACAACTGGTCCGACGAGGACCGAGAGATGTACTGCGGCGGTCAGTACGTGAAAGGAGCTGCGTGACAGCGGATGTCAAGTTTGGGCCGACCGGTGAGTTGGTATACAACCGAACCTATTCCCGGACTAAGCCAGATGGTTCTCGAGAGTCCTGGCCTGAGACGGTTGAGAGAGTTGTCGACGGTAACCTGGCCCTCGTCCCGGAGCGGTACCACCAGGCCGATGAGCGAGAGCAGCTCATCAAGCTGATGGCCGACTTCCGGATCATTCCGGCTGGTCGGCATCTGTGGGCATCAGGCGTCAAGAACGCACAGCACCTGTTCAACTGCTGGGTGTCGGGCTGGACCGAGAAGCCTTCGGATCACTTCGAGTTCACGTTCATGCGCCTCATGGAGGGCGGGGGAGTCGGGGCCAACTACTCGAACAAGTACCTCGCCGGCTACCCGGAAGTGCAGAACCACCTGAGGGTCCACATCGTCTGCGATGAGGATCATCCGGACTACGAGGCGCTCAAGCCGATGGTGTCCGATGAGTACGACTCGGACTGGACGGACGCCTTCGTGATCGAAGACTCCAGAGAGGGCTGGGCGGCAGCACTGGTCGACCTGATCGACACGTACTACCGCACCGATGTGGTTCACCCCAACCGTGTCTACGACGTGAGCCGGGTCCGTGGAGCAGGTCGCAAGTTGAAGACGTTCGGCGGTACGGCATCAGGTCCAGCTCCGCTGGCGTCGATGCTTCTGACGGTCAACAACATCCTCGACAACGCGAGCGGGCGACTGACTGGCATCGAGGCGATGGAGATCGACCATGCCATCGCTTCGTGTGTGGTGGCCGGTGGAGTTCGACGGTCGGCTCGTATGGCGATGATGCACTGGGCTGACTCTCAGATCACGTCGTTCATCAACTGCAAGAACGAGTCTGGGAAGCACTGGACGACGAACATCTCGGTCGAGGTGGACGCCGACTTCTGGCAGGCCATCGACAAGCCGGCCGATGAGAAGCAGGGCATGCTCGCACGGAACCTGCTGCATACCCTCTCGCAGGGCGCTGTACGCAACGGTGAGCCGGGTATGTGGGACTCGTCGCTGTCCAACGTCGGAGAGCCGAATGAGGTCGTGTGTACAAATCCGTGTGGCGAGATCACGCTCGAGCCCTGGGAGCCTTGCAACCTGGGCCATGTGAACTTGGCTGCGTTCGTCACGGAGAACGGTCGGATCGACTACATCAACCTGATCCGGGCTCATCGACTGATGACCCGGTTCCTGATCAGGGCGACGTACTCACCGGTCGGTGATCCGAAGTCTCGTGAGGTTCTCGACCGCAACCGTCGAATTGGTGTGGGGCACTTGGGTGTTGCCTCGTTCCTGGCGCTCCGCAACCAGCGGTACTCGAAGGCACCGGCCAACCGGGCGTTCAAGGACATGCTGCGGGGTCTGGCGGAAGAGGTGGACGAAGCGGCGCGTGGCTACTGTCACGAGCTGCGGATCCCGGTTCCGGTCAAGACTCGGACGGTCGCTCCGACAGGGACCATCGCCAAGATGCCTGGTGTCTCCGAGGGGATCCACCCGATCTTCTCGAAGTACTTCATCCGGCGAATCCGGTTCTCTGCCAACGATCCTGACCAGTTGCTTCAGCTCAGCAAGCTGACGCGGGAGGGCTACAAGGTAGAGGACGACCTGTACGCCGCCAACACGGCGGTCGTGGAGATCCCCACCAAGGACTCCCTGGTGCAGGACGTGGTCGACCGGTACGGACGTGATGCCGAGGAGGTCGTCGAAGCGGTCAATGACTTGACCCTGAACGAGCTTCTGGCGTTCCAGGCGATGTACCAGACGTGCTGGGCCGACAACGCGGTGTCATTCACCGCCAACGTCGATCCGAAGGCATACAAGCCGAAGGACGTGGCCGACACGCTCGTCAAGTTCGCAGGGCTGATCAAGGGCTCCACGATCTTCCCCGAAGCGTCGTTCCCACAAGCACCCTACGAGCGAATCACCAAGGAGCAGTACGAATCCTACGGCGTCGACAACGTGGCCGACGGTGTGGATGAGGACTGTGCTAACGGGGCTTGCCCCATCAAATAGGAGAGAAATTGTCTGACCCATTCGCAACAGCACCCGCACCTGCACCGGCTCCCGCTCCGGAGGAGGCTCAGCAGCAGCCCGTGGCATCGTCGCCGTGGGACTCGCCGCCGGCTGATGCTCCCAAGCCTGCGCCTGCGGCACCGGCCCCTGTGGTTGCTCAGTCCGCCAGCGGTGATCTCTCGGTCACGTTCAAGGGCACCGGCAACTTCGACTACCCCTGGATCGTGCCGAAGTACTCCACTGTCGAAGAGGCGCTGATCGACCTCGGCGAGGAGTCCCGAGCGGTGGCCGGGATGTCCCAGGCCGAGAAGTGGGCCGCGCTCTTCACTCGTGCGGTGAAGATGAACGCCTACTTCGGCAGCCTCGGCGGCGATGCTCCCCCGCAGCAGCGGGGTGGCGGCGGTGGTGGAGGCCAGCGTAGTGCCCCCCAGCCTGCCCAGGAAGCGCCTGGCGGCGAGAAGCGGTACTGCGAGCACGGCGAGATGACCTACAAGACGGGTGTCTCGAAGAAGAACGGCAAGGCGTGGAAGGCATTCATGTGTCCGTCCAACGACCGTGACAACGAGTGCAAGGCCCAGTTCCTGCGATAGGAACTTGACCCCGTACAGATGACCGAGGGGGCCGGGTCTCACCAGCCTGGCCCCCTCATCCCCAAGGAGAGCAATTGAAAGTCAAACTGATCGCGGCTACCGAGATCGACCTGGATGCCCTGCGCGGCATCGGTTATGAGCCGCACCCCGTCGTCCCGATGGACGACGATGAACCCGGATTCGGCGACTACGACGCCGACGAGCTGGCTGAGTTCGCAGGCCGGAACTGTTACCTCAGCTTCGACCGTCCCAACCCGAAGACGCGGGAGAACGAGGACTACCTCAAGAACATCCTCGACATCGGCCACGAGAGCGTCCTGGAGCACGCCTCGGCCACGTTCTACGTCGAGACCTCACGGTCGGTTCTCACCGAGCTGGAGCGTCACCGGCACCTGAGCTTCAGTGTGGTGTCGCAGCGGTATGTGGACGCGGCTGATCTCGGATACCAGATGCCGCCGGCTGCAGACCCGTTCACGGCTCCGATGATCCACGACGCCTGGAATGCCTCCACCGAGATCTACGAGGCCCTGGTCGAGGACTTGACCGAGCGACGTGGGTTGCCTCGGAAGAAGGCTCGTGAGGCTGCGCGGGCTGTCATGCCGAACATGACCAACTCCCCGATGGTCGTCACCGGCAACCACCGGGCGTGGCGGTACGTGATCAAGCAGCGGTGGCACGAGGCGGCTGACGCCGAGATCCGTGAGCTGGCAGGTGAATTGCTCAAGCAGCTCAAGGCGCTGGCACCCCACACCTACCAGGACATCCCCGACACCCCCTACAGCTACGGAGGCTGAATGTACGCCACGGATCGTTCGGAAGCGGACATCATGCACCGCTTCAACTTCCATCCGGCAACTACCCCAGAGAAGCGGAACGAGCACACCAGTGTGCGTGGCTCCGTTAGGAGCCTGGCCTTGGGATGGGATCGAAACCTGCCCAATGGACGTGAGAAGGCGCTGGCGATCACGAAGCTCGAAGAGGCGATGTTCTGGGCCAACGCGGCTATCGCTCGCAACAACACAGAGGACGGTGGATGAACGTAATCACAGTCTTTGCGGACAGTTTCGGCCTGGTCCTCGAAGGCGAGGTCGTGCTGGACGCAGAAGAGGACTCGCTCATCGTCTACGGCGATGGCGGGTCATACATCAACTTCACCCGAAGCCGCATCAACGGCTACATGGTGCGACCGATCAAGGAGGACGCGCTTGACTAGCGCACTCGACACCGTTGAGGAGTTCACCAAGGCCCTGGAGGTGGTCTTGGAGGACAACAGCAAGCTCCGCAGGGCGAACAGCGAACTGCAGTCGAAGCTGAGCAACGCATCAATTCTGTTCGGCGAGACGGCATTCGGGCCTCCGAAGGTTGGACCCAAGCGGGTCAACCGCAAGAAGCTGAGTCGCGAAGAGGTTGAGGCCATTCGTGATTCGGCCCGTAGGGGTGTGAAGTACGTCGACCTGGCGTACTCGTACGACGTCAATCCAGCCACCATTTCCCGCATCGTGAGAGGGGTTTACCACCGATGAAGTTCGCACTGACCAACCAGGACCAGAAGCAGGGCAACGCCGCCTTGTTGATCGAGACCACCGAGGCTCTGGCGCTCCAGATCCTCAAGGCCGCTGAGGACATCCACGCCAAGGACAAGAAGCGCCGCGACGACGAGCTGATGGCTGCTGTCAAGGGCTCTTGGCAGAAGCGTATGACCCCGCCGTTCGTCAGCCCGTACCTGTAGGAGGACCGATGGCAGATCGACTACAAGCTCTAGTCCTCGTCCCACGGGACGACTCACTACCTGTCGATGTCCAAGGGGTTGGGTTGCGCCGCATGGCAATCGACGCGATGAAGGAGATCGCGACGGTGGTCGAGAACTCCGTTCGATACAAGGGGGCTACTGATGACGCCACCGTCACGCTGGGCGACGGGGCACTGACCTTGACGACCTGGCAGTCGAACCTCATCGCGGCACGGTTCATCGCAGACGGCAAGGCCAAGCAGGGGGTGGTGGGGCCCTCGGTCCATTCGGACCACACGACCCGCACCCACTCATCGGCAGTCGTGGTACGCGACCCATACAACTAGGAGGAATGTGAGAGAGCACCGGCATGAAGTAGCCGGCCAACTGGTCCGGATCAACGTAGTTGAGACCGAGGACGATCTTGAGGGCTTCCGCGACTTCATCCGGGCTCACTATCAGTCCTACCTCGGGCTCGACTCGGAGACGACCGGGCTGGACATCTACAGCGACGAGTTCCGTTGCCGTGTTGTCCAGTTCGGCACAGCCGACGAAGCCTGGGTCATCCCAGTCGAGTATGGGCCCCGGTTCCAAGAGGACGTGAGGATCGCCCTCAGGGCGGTCAACGGGTTCGTCCTGCACAATGCTGCCTATGACCTCCAGGTCTTCGAGCAGACGTTGGGCGTCCCGATGGAGGACATGTGGCCCAAGGTCCGGGACACGGTCACTCTGGCCAAGCTGATCGACCCACGACCGAAGGAGAAGGGTGGCTTCGGCCACTCGCTGGAGGAGCTGACAGCTCGCTTCATCGACCCCGATGTCGCAGGTGAGGTCAAGACGCTGATGAACCGTCTGGCCAAGGACTACAAGACGACGAAGGCTCGTGTCTGGAAGATCGTTGAGTTCGATGAGCCGACGTACCAGCTCTACGCTGGGATGGACCCGATCCTGGCCTACCGGCTATTCCAGCGGCTGATGCCGATGGTGCCGAATGTCTCGAAGGATCTCGTGCCCTACGAGCACAAGCTGTCGGAGATCTGCTCGTACATCGAGCGCAAGGGCTTCCTGCTGGATGTCGACTACTCGCTGAGGCTGTCGGCAGAGATGCTCGAGAAGCGTGATGCCGCAATGGATCAGGCTGCTCTGCTGGGACTGGAGAACGTCAACTCTCCGATCCAGGTGGCCGAGGCTCTGATGGCTCGTGGTGTGAAGATCACCGAACGCACCGAGGGCGGGCAGCCCAAGGTCGACAAGATCCTCCTGGAGGGTCTGATCAAGGACGGCGACGAGCTGGCTCTGGCCATCTCGGAGGGCAAGAAGTGGGGCAAGTGGGAGAAGACCTGGGTCCGTAAGTTCTTGGAGACAGCCGATTCCAACAACTACTGTCACCCGTCGATCAACCCGTTGCAGGCTCGTACGTCGCGTATGTCGATCACCGGCATCCCGGCACAGACTCTGCCGTCGTCGGACTGGATGATCCGGCGATGCTTCCTCGCTGACCCTGGGCAGTTGATCGCATCGGTCGACTACCAGACCCAGGAGCTTCGCGTACTCGCGGCGCTCTCAGGGGACCGGGCGATGATCCAGGCGTTCCTGAACAACGCTGATCTCCACCAGATCACTGCTGACGCAGCGGGAGTCGACCGCAAGGTCGGCAAGACCACCAACTTCCAGAAGGTCTACGGCGGCGGTGCTGCCGCCCTGGCCAAGGCTGTTGGTATCCCGTTCCCGGTCGCCAAGAAGGTCCACGAGGCGTTCTCGAAGCAGTACCCCGGCGTGGAGGTGCTGAACAAGAAGCTGCAGCGTGAGGCTGGCCAGAACGGGTACATCGTGACCCCGACGGGTCGCCGGCTGCCGGTGGATAAGCAGAGGGCCTACAGCGCCTTGAACTACCTAATCCAAAGCAGCTCAAGGGATGTCACGTGTCGGGCACTGGTTCGACTGCACGAGGCTGGCTTTACCCCGTACCTGCGACTGCCGATCCACGACGAGATCGTGGCCTCTCTGCCCGCTGATCAGGCGGCATGGGGAGCTGCGGAGATCGGTCGCATCATGGCCGAGGAGATGGGCCCGGTGCTCATCGGTACTGACCCCGAAGTCGGAAAGCGTTCCTGGGGTTCGCTTTACGGCGCTGACTACTAGACCCTGTACAGAAAGGACAACGTGCCATCTAAGGATTACCTCGCTGATGCCAAGCGGCGCATAGCACTTCACTCTGACGCGGAGGCGTACGCGCTGATCGACATCGCAGAGTCGCTGCGAGTGATCAAGGAATACATCACGGCCCCGCCTATCCAGTTCACTACCGACGAGCCTGGGCAGGTCCAGAAAATGGATGTCTGCCTCTTCCCGGATCCGGACGAGCCTGGATGGAAGTTGATCGGCCAGATGGCCGCGTCGGGCTCTCCTGTCTACGTGAGGCCGGTGGGCATTTGATCGACACCGACGAACAGGACAAGGAGTTCTTCGACACCCTGTACCAGCAGTGGTCGCTGACCACCTGGGCACAGAACAGCTACTGGATGCCTGAAGAGGATGAGTCGTTCCCCGGCTGCTTCAACATCATCGCCGTCGACCAGTCGAAGCAAGAGAACAACCGCAACCCGATTGCGGCGTTCCTCAAGGAGGCTGACGCCGACTTCATCGCCGGTCTGCACGGTGCCATCCCGGATCTGATCCGCCGGCTAGGTGAAGCCACCGACGAGGCAACCCGGAAGGACGAAGCCAACGATCTGGCACAGGGCCAGCTCGCGGAGGCGTACCTCGAGATCCAAGGACTCAAGGACGAGATCGACCGCCTAGAGAAGGCGGCTGGTGAGTGAGGCCGTCATGGGACGAGTACTTCCTCGGGATCGCCACGGCAGCGGCCCAGCGATCTGACTGCGAAAGGAGCAAGGTTGGAGCCGTCGTCGTCAAAGACCGACGTGTCCGGGCCACCGGATACAACGGGGCCCCGGCGAAGAGTCCGGGCTGTGCAACGTGTCCCCGACGAACGTCTACCGCTCAGCCAGGCGTCTCTTCCTACTCCAGCGGCGCAACACGCTGCGTTTCTGTCCATGCTGAGGCGAATGCGCTCTTGTACTGCGACAGAGAGGATCTCATCGGAGCGACCCTCTACATCACCCGAGAGCCGTGCGTCGACTGCGAGAAGCTGATCGCCGCTACCGGCGTCGAGCGGGTGGTGACACCTGACTCGATGATCCGGGACGCCATCGGCAAGAAGTTCGACAACACCGTGCTGTTCAACACCAACCCCGTCGCCATGCGACTCGAAATCCCCAACGCTCACGCGGGGACGTTCGGCGACCTCAGAAACCAAACCAAGGAGAACTGAATGGAATTCATCAAGAACGTCGGAATGATCCTGCTCGCGGTCGTCGCGATCCTGTCCTGGATCCTGGCCGTCCTCGGCCTCCGGTATGTCCTCGTGGAGGATGCCGCCGACTCGTTCGACGGCTACCTGCTCGCTGGCGTGTTCACGGTCGCAGTGATCTCCACAGCGGCCTTCAAGACCATCACTGACTTCTGAGCCGCAGGCCCTCACCCCATCCGGGGTGGGGGTCTTTTTTTGTATCTGACATATGCAGGAATTCGCATGTGTTGATACACCGTTCCCGGTCGGGTGCAGTCAAGCGGCTTCGAGCAAGTTTGTTTCCACGTCCTCCACGACGTGCAAAGTTTCGGGCGCTTCCTTGGCATGTTGGCGCACGAGCATCACGGTCAGATGGGTCATGGCCAGCAACCACAGCGGGGGGATCGCTGCGATGACCGCAGCAACGATTCCGTGGGGGAGCGCGTGAACCACGTTGCCTACGACCGACGCCATCGAACTCAGGACCAGCAGGGCCCAGGCGAATCTCCGGTGTTTGCTGAGGGCCAGCGTGGCGGCAGTGGCAACGATTGCGCCACCGTCCACGATCAAGGGGATTGCGAACGCCTCACCGGCTGGCACAGCGTTCTGGGCGGCAAGGTCCGAGAGTGCCGTGAACGACAACATCGCGGAGAAGCCGGCGACGGCCAGAGTGCCCACGGAGGCAACACGAACGGGGGTTACAATCGACATGCACCAGCTCCTGTCTCAAAACTCAGTTGGTGTACTGCCCTCGGAGATCTGCCGGTCTCCGGGGGCTTCTACGTTCTACCAGGCAGAATGCCCCGACGCCAGGTTAGTAACAAAGCACGAACATCGACTGGCCGATGTTTGCTCTTTCATACTCGGGCTGATACCGTCCCTGACATGCGGGTATTGGGCAGAACACGTATCTCCAGGTCGACAGAAGAGTCAACGAGTATCGAGCGCCAGCGCGAGTTTATCGCTGCGTGGGCAGAGCAGAACGGTCACGAGGTAATCGGCTGGGCCGAGGACATCGACGTGTCCGGATCACTGGATCCATTCGAGACGCCATCGCTGGGCGAATGGCTGAAGGACGAGAGGCTGCACGAGTGGGACATCATCGTCTCGTGGAAGCTCGACCGCATCACCCGTAGGGCGATCCCCATGGGCAAGCTGTTCGGCTGGCTCATGGAGAACCAGAAGACCCTGGTCTGCACGTCGGACTCCATCGACCTGAGCACTCCGATGGGCCGTCTCATCGCCTACGTCATCGCCACCATCGCCGAGGGCGAGCTGGAGGCTATCAGGGAGCGGTCCAAGGTCTCCCACAAGAAGCTGAAGGAGCTGGGCCGGTATGCCGGTGGCCGGGTGCTCTACGGCCAGCGTCCGGTGGCGCACGAGGATGCCGGATGGAAGCTCGACATAGACGAGCATGCTGCCGAGATCCTGAACCTGATCATCGACAAGTTGTTTGCTGGACAGTCGGTGGACTCCATCGCATTCGACCTCAACGAGATGGGTGAGCTGTCCCCGTCCGACTACCAGCGGCAGTGGTATGGCAACAAGGTCCGGGGGACCAAGTGGTCCTCCACAGCAATCCGCCGGCTGCTGCGCTCGAAGTCTCTTCTCGGCTACGCGACCGAGGACGGGGCGACCATGCGGGATAGCAAGGGTGCCGCGATCCTCAGGGCCCCGGCTCTGGTGACTCGGGAGAAGTACGACCGGATCCAGTCCGAGCTGGAGGCCAGGAGCCGTGTTCCGCAGCGGACGCTGAGGGCGTCCCCACTACTCGGGATCGTGCTGTGCCTCGACTGCGGTCAGCGAATGTACTACTACTGCTCGACCCGCAACCCCGACCGCAAGTACTACTACTGCCAGCGGGACCATGGCCGGGTGTCGATCAGGGCTGAGCGAGCTGCCGACGATGTCGAGTCGCTGTTCCTGGAGAAGTACGGGGACATGAAGATCCGCGAGAAGGTCTTCATCCAGGCCGAGAACCACGAGGTCGAATTAGAGGACGCCAGGAAGGCCGTGGAGGAGATCAGCTCGTTCCTGAGTACAGCCTCCTCGGCTACCGTCCGTTCGCGGCTCATGGAGCAACTGGGGGCGCTAGATTCCAGGATCACAGAGCTGGAGGCTCTGCCCAGCCGTGACGCACGGTGGGAGTTTGTCGACGGCAAGCAGACATACGGCGAAGCGTGGAAGGCTGCCAACACCGACGAGCGTCGGGCCCTACTTCTCAAGTGGGGGATCACGGTGTCATTCCGCCGACGCGGTAATGCGGTCGAGTCAGTGCTCAACGAGCCTGAGGACGCATTGAACAGGCTGACGGCCTAGCTACTTCCCGTTGGCGGCGTTGTACGCATCCACGATCTCCTTGGCGATGTTGCCACGGGTCGCAACTTCATAGCCGTTCTCTCTGGCCCATTCCCTGATTGCTGTGCGCTCTTGCTTACCGGCATTGCGCGGTGCAACTTCTATGTTGGTCCTGGTCCTACCTCGGGGCTGTTTCACTTTCATGTGGGCGGCCTCTAGGTAGGGCGTCAGATCCTTCAGAAGCTGTTTGTAGTTCCGCGTTGTGAGGTCAATGACGTAGTCGTATCCCTCCCAACCGATCACGCGGGATTCGTCAGCTTCCTTGTTGGGATCGAAGTCGTCCAGGACTTTCTCAATCTTGATTCTGGCCATGGCTTCGATGCTAGCCATCTAGCTGTCCTACCGATTGCATTTATGCCAGGATGTTGCGCTATGGATGCCATACCTCCGGTAGCCGAGAAGGCTAAGACTCGCAACCCGTTGTTCTTTGTCCTGGCCGTATTGTCTGCTCTCCCTACGGCATTCTTCTTCCTGGGATTCATCACCAGCGGTGGCCAGTCCGGGTTCCTGTTCTTTGTCACGGCGTGGTGCGGTATGTGGACCTGGGTGTGGTGGGCAATGTCAGGTAGATACCGCTGAAACGCAAAAAAGCCCCCCTCCGGAGGAGTAATCCTCTAGAGGGGGGTTTCTTTGTTATCCGGGGGTGCCGTCTCGGAGAGTCCAGTTGTCAACTTGTCCTGCGTTGAACAACGTCTCGCGGGAGATCCGGATGCCGCCGTAGCGGTAGAGCTTGCCGTGCTTGACCGCAGTGCCCGCAGTCCATCGCAGTCCGATGTCCTGTCCGTCCTTCAATGCCACGTACTGATCAATGGCCGAGTCGTAGAACAGGGTCCACTGGGTGTCGTTGAAGCCAGAGGCCACAGACGCCCGTTCGGTCAACGAGTTCCACGGTCCCGAGTAGATCTTCGCGGTGTTGTTGTTCACGCCGAGGTAGACCACCTGAGACAGGTCTCGGTTGCAGTGCATCAGCAGCCCGCAGCGCGGGCCGGTGACAGCCAGCGTGGTGCCGTAGATCGTGCCGTCCACCTGAGAGTCGTCACCAGCGGTGCGCTCCAGGTAGATCTGGTTCTGGTTGCCATCGGTGAGACCGCCGTACGAGAACCGGTTGCCCGAGATGACGATCTGGCCCGAGTTGCTCGACTTCGGGAACCACAGCCCGCCAACCTCTTTGCGGTTCGCATCGTCGGAGAACGACCTCGGGGTGGAGGTCATGTTCTTGGATGCCATCATCAGCCACGGCAGGACCGTGGTGTTGCCCAGTCCTGCAGCGACTTCCGCCGCGGTGTACGAGGTCTTGTTGACCAGAGCGCCGTCTTGCACGAAGCCGGCCTCGACCATCTCGTTCGACTCTTCGATACCGATCATCCGGAGGAGTCCGGTGGACGACAGGTTGCGAACGATCACCAGGTAGCGTTCCCCGGCGTTGACGATCAGCCGGTCGGCCAGACTGACCTCGATGTACTTGTAGGTCGTGGTGAGCATCGACGTGACATCGGTGCGGGAGATCTCAGTGAACGTCCCGGTGTCCTCGTCCTCTCGGAGGACGCAGAGCTGGACGCTGGTTACCGTGGCATCCTTGTTGCCCGAGAAGGCCACTGAGTCGATGATCGTGGTGTTGGTGGTGTGGAGCATCCCACCCCAGTTCGCACCGGCAGAGACCGTGTACAGAGCCGACGACGCCAGGCCGTCTCCCATGTCGTGGGTGTGAGCCGTGCCCGCAGTCTGCGGTCCCGTGTCCCCGAAGATCGACAGGTAGCCGTTGATGAACTCGGGGTAGGTGACATCAGCTAGCGGGTATCGGCAGACCCATCGCGGGTTACGGTACGCGCTGCTGATGATGGTCGAGATCTGGAAGTTCTGCTGATTGACCTGATTCGTTGCAGTCGTGTCTCGGAAGTCCCAGAGGCCCGTCCACCAGTCTTTGATGTCCTGGACGGCTTGGTTGATCGGGGTGATGAGATAGCCCCGGAGGATCTCGATGATCTGGTTGACAACTGTCTGAAATCCGTTCCATGTGTCGGTGATCCACTGTTCCCAGTCGGCTTCCAACAGGAACTTGATCGGGTCGGTGAGGACAGACAGGATCTTGGTGACCGCGTTGGCCACGTTGGCGAAGTCGTCTTCGATCCAGTCCGGGATGATCGGCTTGAACACTTCGAGGGCCTCGAGCGGCAGCTTCAAGAGCTGGTCGCGCATCAGGTCCAGGGCGTTGCCGATGTTGACCTCGGGCAGCTTGAACAGCGACTTGATCGCCTGCTCGGTGAGATCCTGCCCCCAGTCACTGCCGATCTGGAATGCCCCGCCGGCGTCTAGTGCGCCACCGGGGGTCGTCGGGTAACTCATGCGGCCTCCCGCAGACGGTCGCCGTCGATACGCTCCTGTCGCTCGGTGTTCAGCGCGGTGCTGAGCAGCCGGATGTCCTCGCGGACCTCGCGGAACCCACGGGTCATCTCTTCACGGAAGTTCTCGGTGTGGTCATTCGAGACCTGGTTGTCGATCTTCTTGACCTTGAACCACAGCGGGAGCCCCGCCGTGATGATCGGACTGAGGACCAAGAACAGAAGGGCCACAAGCCCTTTCCAGTCCTGGATGAATGGGGTGACCTGATCGGGGTTGGTCGGCATCACTCGAACACCTCGCCCATGGCGGGGCCGGGGCGGTTGTCGGGGATCATCCCCGCCGCTCGGTACTGCTGGAGCATCGCTTCGTTCTCCTGTTGGGTCAGCTTGTTGATGTCTGGAATGACGACGGGCTCGGGGTCTGGCTCATCTACGCCGACCCATCGAGCTGCGTTGTTCATGTCGTGGCGCTGGCCACGGAAGGGCTGTTGGTGCTTGATGACCTGCTTGGGGAGCTGGCTGACATGGATGTTGCCGTCCTCATCAGCCAGCCCCGCCAGGTAATCCGTATGGGCGAAGCCACATTTCCAAAGGTGCTCAGACCAATCCGCCAGGTAGGCGGGGTGGGTGATCGCTCCGACACCGGCAATCATCGGGAGATTGCGTAGAGCCCAGACAGCGTGCTGCCGTGGGTCTTTCGGGTCGTGAGCTTCTTGAGACGGGATGGTCATGTGGCGGTGCCTTTCGGTTAGAGAATCCCCGCCTGACCCATAGCGCCGTTGAAGCGCCGGATCTCTTCGAGGATGTGCAGTGCAGGGTTCTTCGGTTCGCGGTAACCGATTTCGATCTCCAACGGCTTGGGGCCGTCTTTGTCGGTTCGGAACTTCACCTTGCGGATCCGCTCCACGAACAACTGGTCTTCGACCGGGTAGCCGAGAACCGATGTGCCGACGCGATCCCCGATCCAGCAGTGCCCGTAGGGCTTTGGAGCGAAGATGTACGGTGCGGCGTCTGACACCTTCAGGGTGTGGGACGTACGTGCCCTGGTCTTCTGGATCTCTGCGGCGATGGCCGCGAACGCCGACAGGGTGAACGCCTTCATCTGGCCTTCGGCCATGTTCTCGAAGTAGTGGAAGTCACCGAGACCGGTGATCACGTCTTCGAGCCCTGCGATAGGCAGAGACAGGCCAACTGCACGGAGCGTGGGGATCTCCATGAACGCACCGATTACGTCGGAGTAGACCGGCTCCAGGACCGCGTTCATCATGCCGCCGAGGGGCGGCAGGTCGATGGCACCACCGACAGCAGCCGCGAACGGCGCAGCAGCGATGCAGCTGTTGATGAACGAGGTGAGGAAGTCGCCTCCCAGCTCCACCAGGGCCCCGATGCCCTCGTTGATCCCCGGAGCACTGGACCCACCCGCCAGGAAGCTGGTGTCAGTGGCCTCGTAGTACTTGAACTCGCTCGACTTGATCCCTGTGAGGGGGCCCTCCTCGAACACGACCCATGGAGCTGTCGGGCTGGTTCCGAGGAACAGCGGGTTGTAGTACTGGCCGGGGTACGTGTAGTCACCCGAGAACACGTCGACACCTTCGACCTGGCCGTCACCGGCCAGATTGACTATGGCCCTGACGAATCCGGTCAGCCACGAGCCGCCGAAGGCGGTCTCAGTACCCCATCCGGAGTTGTCCTCGATGTCCCAGACCACACAGCCATCCCGCAGGGGGATGAGCTGCAACAGGTCTTCGATGGGGTCGATGCCCCAGACGCCTTTGAGGTCGTTGAACGGGTGCGGGTCGCGATCCTTGATGTACCGACGGCACGCCAGCGTGAGCTGGTGGTCGGCGAGGATCTGCTTGGCCGTGTCGTAGAACGTCCCGAAGCGGGAGAACACCATCGTAACCGGCGAGTTGTCCGCGAGGAACGGGAACGGCTTGACGATGTTCCGCCAGTTTGCTGGGTTGAACGACGGACCCATCCACTCGTTGATGTCCGTGGGGTCATCGGGGATGGTCCACAGCGACGTTTCGAGCCTGAGTAGGTTGACGAAAAGCGTAACCAGCAAACTCCACTTAGCCGGCCCGAAGATGATCCAAATCTTGGGAAACTGCAGTTCAGGACGTAGAAATGGGTTGCACCAGACGCGGATATGCTTGGTCTGCTCGAAGTCGTGCAAAAACACGATCTCGAGGTAGCAGTCCCCGGACTCGGTCTTGACGACCGTGTAGTCCGACATCATCCCGGACCACCGAGCGCCTTGCTTCTCGATGTTGATGATGACGTTGCGCTTTGCTCGGCCCCGGTGGTTCATCACCCACTTGGCGAGGTAGTGGTCCAGGGAAAGCTGCAGGGTGCAGGCCCCGGTCTCGTTCTCGATGAACTCCCACTCCAGTAGCCGTTCACCGGCCACGAGGCCGCGCAGACGGAAGTCCCCGTCGCGCAGCTCCACGTCGGCTGGCTTCAGCCGCTCAAGCTCTCGCTTGGCGCGGCGCTGTTGGACGAGCCGCCACAGATCTTCGTGGTCTGCGACGGACTTCATCCCACTCATTCGAGGCCCCAGCAGCGCGACCACGGACGCGGCAGCCTCAGCGTAATCATCTGGCCCGGAGCACATCCGGATGCTTCGATCACGAAAGTCCTCTCTTCTGTGTAGGGCGGGATCATGTTGCGGAAGCGGACGCCGTTCATACGGGCCCAGACCTGGGAGCCAGACTCGGAGCTGATTTGCTCCTCGCGCCGGTCGGTGTCGATGACGCAGTTCTCTCCGTAGATCAACCCCGGCAACTTGAGCCGGCGGTTGGCGAACTCCTCGTCCTCAAACGAGTAGTCCGGGATGACGAACTGAGCGAATGGTGCGGTCTCCCATGGGATCTCCACTCCGGGAGGGAATGGCCAGGGGAAGTTGGGGATCTTCTCCGTGGAACCAGGAACGCTCCACTTCGGGGCGATGTACTGGTCGGTCGGGTTGAGGCCACCGATAGATCGGTCGACCTTGATGGTCAACGTCTCCTTGGGCAGCTCCTCCCACGGCCACGGGGGAGTCCAGAAGTTCGGGTCAAATCGTGTGTCGGTCTTCGTCTTTGCCGAGTAGACCTTGTCGTCCTCGTACCAGAACGGGTCGTACGAGATGCACGACATCACCGTGACCTCAAGGGGTTTCCCTCGGGGATCGGTGTCCATCTTGACGCTGGGGGACTCGAACAGCCGGATCTTCAGGTAGCGGGTACCAGAGTCCGGGGTGGTCACGTAGAGCTTGGCGTCTCGGTCGAACGCCCATGCCTTGCGCCACTCGGAGTCTCGGGACAGCCACGAGTTGCCGCCTGTCCGGGCATCGTTGAGGATGATGACTGCGAAGACGATGTCTCGCTTGAGAATTCTGTGGTTCAGGTAGCGTGCGCCGGGGTAGTTGCCCGGCTCTTCAATCACGACCTTGACGGGAGGGTCGTAGAAACAACCCTCCACGTCTGTGGCCAGGTAGATCCCCTGGTCACCGGTCGTCAGATTGAAACGCTCACCGTTGACACCTTCGAGTTCTACGACGGTGTCGGTGATCAATTGGTGCCTCCTATCGTGGGCCTGTGATGGTCATCGCGCTCTTGCGCTCCTCGCGGTCCTTGATGGACAGCGCCTCGTCCACGGAGCCGATCTGGAAGACGTACGAGATACCTTCGGAGACCGCTCGCGAGATGAGGCCGTCCCCGGAGATCCCGAGGTCCGACATGAACTGCTGGCCAGTGGCTTTCGCGAAGTCGACAGGTGCCTTCATCAACCCGGAAGCGGCCTTCACGAACGGGTCGTCGCCCGCCGCGGTGCCGTAGTCCTTCTCGTTGTCGATGCGGTCCTTCTGGTAGGACAGAAGATCCTTCTGGGCCTGGATCTGGTCGATCTGGGCCTGGAGGGACTTCTTGGCCTCCTTGTCGGTCGTGGCGTTCTTCTCGACCTTGAGGCGCTTGCGCTCCTCTTCGAGGGCGTCCATGTTCCGCTTCAGCTCAGGGAGCCTGATGCCAGTCGGATCGGTGCCGCTGTCGAACGCCTGCGAGATCTTGTCGGCCATCTCCTTGGCCTGCTCCAGGACCGGCTTGAGGCCGTTCTCCATACCCACGCCGAGGCCCTCGAGGAGGGCTTCACCGTTGGGGATCAAGACCTTTCGGTCGTAGGGGAGCGGACCCTTGTGCTCTGCGATCTGACCGGCGATGGTGTCCACGTAGGACAACAGCCCTGGCATTGCGCCCTGGATACCGGCAGTGATACCGCTGACCAGCGAAGCGCCTGCGGTGGAGCCGATCCCTTGGAGGCTGCCGAGCGAACTACCGATCTGTCCGGGCAGCGCGGCGGCTGCCTGGTTGATCTGGTTGAACGCCGTGATCGCCTGGATCTTCAGGCCGTCCCAGACCGGTGCTGCGGAGGCAGTCACCGACGAGAGAGCACCACCGATGAGGGTTCCCATCGAGGTAGCGGCATTCGTGATCGCGGTGATCTGCGAGGTGACGAACACCGGCAGCTCAGACCATGCGGCCTTGAACGACTCGAAGTTGGGAGCCGGGAGGCTCTCACCCGAGGTCGCCTGCTGCAGCGACCCACGCACCTGTGCGGTGATCTGGTCAACGAACGTCTGGTACTCCGACATCTTCGCCTTGGCAGGCTCAACATTCGGAGGCGGAATCGTCGGTGGCTGTGCGACCTTGCCGACCTTGTCCTCGCCGAACACCGGCCCGAACACTTCGTTGAAGTTGGCCGGGGGAGCCGGCGGATTCGCCGCCAGGCCCTGCTGTACGCCCTCAGACAGCTTCGCCCCGGCGTCTTGGCCGGCTGCTGAAGCGTCGTCAGTGAAGTACTTGAAGAAGTCGCGGGTATTAGCCCACGCTCCCTGTCCGTCGCCCATCATGATGTCGGCGATTGCCTGAACAGGACGCCAGATCTGCTTGAGCTGCTGGAAGTTCTCGTTGACGCTCGCGGACCAGTCCATGATGTCCTTGAGCGCGGTACCGATGCCCTGGAGCTGTTCCTTGAACATCGTGAGGTTCTGGGGATCCTTGAGGAAGTCCAGACCCTTCTTTCCCAGCTCAGTGACCGTGTCGAGGATGATCTTCAGCGAGTCACCGAGACCGCCGAACGCATTGCTCAGCGTCCCGTCAGCGGACGCCTGGGTGACCCAGTTATTGAATGCTGTACCGGCCTGGTTGAACCAGTCGACAATCGCCGGGAACTTCTCAGACAGCGCGTTGGCCAACTGGAGGAACCCACTGACGAATCCGTCGACACCCGGCTTTGCAGCCGTCAGGGCTGCTCCGATGTTCTGGATCGTCTGCTCGAGCTTGTTGTCGGGGTTGTCGATGGCGTCGAGCGCACCGTCAGCCAGGTTCCGAAGTCCCTCAGTCACACTCGGCAGGGACCGCTCCAACATCGGGAATACCGTGTTGGCAACACGTTCCAGTACCGGAGTGAACTGCGACTCGGCAACGTCGCTCATCTTCTTACGCAGCTCGTCGAACTCTGGCTTGATCTTCTCTGCAGCCTTCTTGAACCCGTCGAGGCCCAACGTGACTGCGGCAATGGGAGCCGCGACCAAGCCGATCAGACCGGGCAGTGACAACAGTGCTGCCGAGAGCAAGCCGATCAAAGGCGCTGCAACGTCGAGGATTCCGGCGAAGATCAGTGCGTAGGCACCGAAGTTGATACCGGATCCGAACGACGGCATGAGGTTGGACAGCAGCTTGCTGCCGATGCCGCCGCCTGCCTTGACATCTGGCTTCACATCGACGGTGACCGGATCCCTCCGGAACATCGCCTTGATGCGCTCCTTGGCAACCTGGAACTGCCAGATCTTCAGATCCGGCTTCATGGCAACCGTGACGCCATCAGTAGCCGCCTGGGCCCTCTTCAGGGCCAGCTCGAACTCTGACTTGTCGTAGTCGAATTCGGCCCGGAGGTTCACGACCTCGGACTTGTTCTTGAGTACCTCGGGCTGTAGGTCTACGCGGCTCTGTCGAAGCTCCTTCCGGAATGCCTCAACCTGCTTGTCCCACGAGGGGGCTACCTCGCTGAGCTTCTTCTTCATATCCCCGACGAGTTCGGGGGTAACGACTCGGCCGAGCGCGGAGCGCATGTTCCGCTCGAAGCTGAGGTTGACTTCACCCAGCTTCTTCTTCATGTCGCCCACCGTCTCGGGGGTGACCACCCTGCCAAGGGCGTTCCGCATGTTCCGCTCGAAGGCCAGGTTGACCTCGCCGAGCTTCTTTCGCATCGCGTCGACGTTGGTGTCGGCTGTAACCGCCACCTGGGCCTTCATGCCCTTGGTGTCTTTTGCGACTTTCTCCTTGACGCCCTTGGTATTTGCGTCGAGGTCTACGTCGATCTTGTGGCCCTTGAGCTGCTTCTCCAGCGCCTCAAGCTGCCTCTTGAGTTCTCCTCGGAACTGTGTGGTGTCGGGGGAGACCTTGACGGCCAACCGCCCGACAACTACGTCCCTACCTTCGCCTTTCGCCATCTAGTTTCGCCTTCCTACGTCGCTGAGCGGCCATCATCGAAGCCGCAATGGCGGCGAACGAACCTGGTTTGGGCTTAGCGGATTTCACTGCTTCGTCTGGGGTGGGGAAGGGCTCCGGGGGCTTGGGTTTCGCCTTCTTCGGATCTGAATTCGCAAGGATGAAAAGGTGATTGGCCGCACGCTGTGCGTTGACCAGTGACACCAGCGCATACCGTTCCTCGTCCCAACCTCGGAACTGCTGACCGCCCCGACGGGCCGCGTAGAACGCGGACCCATTCGGGAGGTGCAGTACAAGGCACAGAACGAATCTCGGCGAGAGCGCATCCTCGTCGGAGAACAGATCCCGGAGATCTACTCGGTAGTACTGAAGTAGGTCACAGAGGATCGCCTCGCCGTGCTTGTCGATCAGCTCGGCGAGGACACGGCTTCCCCCAGCTGTGACTCCCCGATCCACCGGGTGAGCACTGCGGTGTGCAGGCTCGCCTTGATCTGTGCATCTTCGTGATCCAGCTCCGCGAGAAGCTTTTTGGGCTTCGACGCGATCAGCCGGAAGATCTTGGCCACGGCCTCGGAGATGAGACCGGCCAGTTCATCAGCCAGTTCGTCTTCGTCATCGAACTCGTCGCCGTTGAGTTCACGGACCTCTTCGACGGCTGCAATCACAGCCTCGCGGGCCTTCTGGCCTACGCGCAGGATGCTCTTCAGCTCGACAACGGTGCCGTCAGACAGCGTGACGCGAGTCGGCTCGAACCGGGCAATGGTTTCCTCGCGCAGGGCGTCGAGGGTGAAAGCGTTTGACATAGCGGACCTTTCGGTAGTAGGCGGGCCAATTGGTAAGGGGGAGGGGCAGGCCCGCCAAGGAAACCCCTCCCCCCGTCAAACAACCCTGTACAGGGTCAAGTCAGGATCAGGGAGTCACGTCCACGTTGAACAGATCCTCGTTGATCCAGGAGAACAGCAGCTCGTCCTCGTGGTCGAGGAACGTGAACCGCACCGGCAGTGCGGCCAGGTCGTCAATCGGAAGCTCGATGGCGTCATCGCGCTTCACCGACGCCTTGTGGAAGTGGAAGCCGAGCCGCAGGTCACCGTCTTCGATGATGACCAGACCGGACTTCTCGTTCACGTCGCCCTTGCCGCTGTAGCCGAACACGCCGGCCTCATCGGAGGCGTTCTCGCCGTAGTACAGCGACAGCGCGTCCTCATCAAACTCGTGCAGGACCACGGTCAGGTAGTCGATCGGATCCTCCGACTGGATCTCTCGGAGCTTCTTCTTCTGCCAAGAGCCCTTGACTTCGGAATCTCCACCCTCGAAGCCGAACTCGGGCAGGGTGCCTCGGCTGGTGTGGCCGACGCTCTTCCAGCCAGTCGCGGTCGCCCACGACTCGGGCTTGGTCAGATCGAGGGTCGGGATCAGGGACGCCGCAGGGCGAGCGGAGCCGACGGCGTTGGTGTAGATGTAGCCGACCGCCGCGGTCAACACTGCATCATCGTTTTCGGACATGATGTTCCTCTCAGGAGTTGGTTCTCGGCGGCTTGATGCCGAGCTGGATCAGGCCCTGGATGCGCCAGGAGTCCTGGTAGGGGGAGCTGAACTGAGTAGCGCCCATGGTTTCCCTGATCGAGTGGATGTAGCCGAACGGAGTCGGCGTCTGCTTGCGCTTGGCCTCGAAGAGCGCCTCGAGGGAGGTCTCGTAGAGGTCTTCGGTCGTGGGAATGTCATCCAGCGTGTAGGCAGTCATCTCAATGATCGGCAGCGCCAAGCGATTTGGGGCCTTGGCCAATCGGTTACCGCCGACGCGGCGGATGTTGATGATCGGGAACTTGCGGTCGTCCACGTCTGGGATCCAGGTGACGACCTGCACATCAGGCAGCGCCGCCCGCAGGATCGGGAGGATGACCTTGGACGGTCGTGGCATGACCGACATACGCCCTCCTCTCTTATTTCTCGCTGGCGTACGCAGCGCGGATGAGGATGTAGAGACCCTCAGGTGCCTTCGTGTCGGTACCGGCGAACACACCAGATGGCATGTGGCCGAACTCAAGTGCGACCGGGTTGGGCGCGTTCAGGTAGATGAAGACGCTCTCGCCCTTCTCGGCAGAGTCGATGAACGCCGGGAAGTAGCCCGTCGCGGTGATGCGCTCAGACTTGTTGGCACGCAACAGGTTGATTCGTGCTCGATGCTCAACGCCGCGAGCCACACGCCGGACCCTGCGACGGGTCTCGACGTGTCGAGCTGCAGCGCGGCCAGCGTTCCGGTAGACCTGCGCCATCAGAACCGCTTGACGGTGTAGTCGACGTGCGCGGTCATCGGGCTGGAGTTGTAGTAGTTGACATCTCCGAACAGGGCCCAGACCTGGTCTTTCCACTCGATCTGTGTCTGAGCGCCGAGGATGCCGTGCGCCTTGGTGAAAGACGCCGGCAGACGCATCCGGTAGACCTTCTCGGTGGAGAAGCCCTCGTTGTCCTGCTCTGCCCGTCGAGCTGATGTGCCCGACTGGCCCTGGACCTGGAACCGGGCCTTGGCCAGGATGCCGACCTTGGAGGGTCGGCGCATCGTGTTGCCGTCGTCGTCGGTGTGTAGTTCCTCGGGGTAGATGACGATGTCGTCGTAGCGGCCCCCGCCGTCTAGGAGGCTCATGAGCCCTGCCTATCGACGTTGCCCCAGTGGACGCGCCAGTCGTGGTAGCAGACGCACTCCGAAGGGTCTGCGTCCTCTGCGTGGTTGCATCTGTCGGGGTCGATGACCCGACCTCCCACGACGATCACGTCGGCATCACAATGCTGGGGGCGAGGACCGTCATCCGGGTCTTGACGATCCCGAGGATCTCCCACTCCTTGTCGAGGATCTCCAGGACGCCCTGAGACAGGTCAGACCGGAGCATGTAGTTGTAGGAGCCGTCCCCCTCGGACAGGTAGCCCTCGGGGTTACGGACAAGGCGCAGAACGGCATCCGCCTCGATGTCGATCAGGTCGGCCTTGAACACCGGGTCTGCAACGACCTTGGTGTCAACGTCGGGGATCCGGCGCTTGACCATGCGCTCGACCTGTTCCAGCCGGCGCTCGATCAGCGCGAGGATCTCGGTGTCAGGGGTCTTGGCCCAGAGCGTCGTCACGTCAGATGCCTTGGCATATGCCATGTGTCACTCCTGGGTACTGGGCTCCTGGGTGGGAGCGGGCTTGGACTTGGGCTTGGGTCCGGGCTTCTTGCGGGCTGGCTTCTCAGCGGATTCCCACGAGCCGTCGGCAATGAGTCGCTCTGCGTATTCGGGGTCAACCTCGGCAAGGCCCCCGTTGAGCGTGCTCTTGATCAGCATGTTTTCCTTCCGGGGTCAGGCAGGAAGGGGCTCCGGAGAGCCCCCTCCCACCTGTACGGGGTCAAGCCTGGGATCAGGCAGTGACGACGTTGGTCAGACGAACGAACGCCTGCGGGTCGTTGACGTGCATGGCGTATTCGGCCTCAACACGGACAGCGACGAGGTTGTGCTGCCACAGCGACACGAACTTGGGAACCTCGAAGGTGCCCAGGTTCAGGGTGGCCTGATCCGTAACGTCGAAGGACAGACCACCGACCTGGCCCCAGATGATCTGGCGGAAGTCGCCCTGGAAGCCAATCGTGGTGCCCTCGGCAACGTGGTCCGAGATGATGGTCGGACGGCTGACGATCCGGCCCTCGCGCATCGCCTCGACATCGTTCTCGTAGGTCGACTCGATGAACAGCGGGCGACCGTTCTGGTCCTTGGCACCGTTGAGGATCGGCTCCGACACGTCGTCCAGAAGGGTGTGGGTCCACTTCTTTCCGGCGTTCACCAGAAGCGACAGGCCGTTGACGGCCAGCGCATCGTAGGCGGTCAGATCCGACACGCCAGCGCCACCCGGATCAGCCAGCGAGACCGACTTGGTCGTCTGGTTGATGAAGGTCGGGAACGGCGAGTTGGTGCCGTACAGCGCCGCAGCGTCGAACGCCATCGCGAACGCGGTCGCCACCTTGGTCCGCATGGTGCCCAGGTAGTTGGCGGGGTTCGCACGCACGGCTTCCGCAGATGCCACGAAGATCGTGGCGATCTTGTGCGGTGCGATGTTCTGCGAGGTCATGTCGCCCTTGGTGATCGGCTTCATGTCGCCTTCACCGATCCACTCGGCGGTCACGTCGCCGGTCCAGTGCGGGATCTTCTGGCCCGTGGTACCCATGGGCACCTTCTGGGCGAACTTCTGCACGATGGAGGTCTTCTCGGCCTCAGCGAAGTAGTCCTTCGCCATCTCGGGCTCGAGGTAGCCCTTGAACATGGTGTCGCCAGTCTGCGCGATCTGGCTGTGGTCAACGGGGAAAGCTTCTCCGGCTGCCATTATCTAATCTCCTTGATAGATGGGGTAATTCGGTGTCAGATGCCGAGGATCTTGGTCATCGCGTTGAGGATCGGATCCCCATTGAGAGGCAGTGGCTTGCCACCGCCCAGTCCTTGGCTCGGGTCGAACGCGGGACTCTTGGTGCTGAACCCGCCTGCCAGCTCGTAGGCCGACTTGGCGGAAGCCTGAATCGAGTCCTTGTCGGTGCCCTGCAGAATGCCGACGAATGCGCGGACCTTGTCGCTGGGAACCTTGGCGTCGATGGACGTGTAGAGCTTCTCCAGCTCGATCCATGCGTCACCGAGCTGGTTCTGCAGCTCCGTGAATGCAACGTCCTTCGCAGCGAGTTCCTCTGCGTGAGTTGCCTTCAGAGCGGCCACTGCGGTGTCGACAGCGTCCTTCTTGTCCACCCGTGCCTTCGCAGCCTCCTGGCGAAGGCCCTTGACGTATGTCTCGTCGTAGACCTTGGGAGTCGGCTCCAGTGGCGTGTCGGTGACCTCCGGGGTCGCCTCAGTGCCTTCGGGTGCAGTTAGGGTGTCGGACAATTGATTTGCCTCCTGGGCGTGTCTGAGCCCGCCTGGGGCTCTGATGGGTTATCCGAATGCGTATTCGGACGGGTCGATCTCGCCGCGATAGAGGCGGCGTCGGAGAGCGTTCTGCGTCTCCAGGTTCTTGTTGTTGGTGCGGGATTCGCCGCTCTCGATCAGCTCGCTGGCTTCCTTGCTGGCATCAATCCAGAGGTCTTCAGCTCGCTTCTGAGCGGCCTTGCCAGGCCAGTTCTCGGTGGAGAAGACCGGGACGACTTTGCAGTCGCAGCCCGTGTGCCACTCCTCCATGTAGCCGTTCTCGTCGATGTAATCGAAGTACGACTGGTAGTCCTGGCCAGCGTCTTTGAATCTCTCAGCGGCCTCTTTGAGGTCGATCTCCAAGCCGGCGGATTCGGCGCGCCCGTAGACCGGGCCCCGCGAGATCAGCATCAAGCACCAGGCACACGTCTCGTTGCCGGTGGCAACCCGTGCCCAGCCCTTGACGGCCTGCGGCCCTGCTGTGCGTACCGGCTTCCCGTCATATCCCAGAACCCGTGAGGGCTCAGGTATTTCGGTTGGCCGGGACACTAGCAAGGTGGGGTGATCTGTCTTCGGGTTCAGCAGCTCTTCGAGCGTCACGTCGTTGTCGACCGCGTGGATGATCTGCTGCCTTCCGGCGTTCTCCACTTCCCGAGTGAGGCGCATCGTGAATGCCTTGAGTGCGTGGCCGGGGGAGTCCGCCTGGGACATCCGCTGACGCACTGGCTGCATGTTCATCACGAACTGCTTGAACTCTGTGCCCTCCAGGGGCCGGTCGTTCCGGGGCAGGTCGGGATGTGCGATGGCTCGTTGGTCGTCGTAGAACTCCCGAGCGAGGGAGGCAGACTCAGCTCGCCTCCGCTCGACTTCGGGGTACATCAACTGGAGAAGGCTCAGCCACTGGGCAGTGGACAAGGCCGGGTCGATGAAGAACTTTCCGAATTGCTGGCCGTACTTAGCAATTGCCGCCGAGATCACAGTCTGCGCTGCGACATACTCTGCGGTGTTCACTCAGTCGGTGCCTCCTTCGGGGTTGTATTCGACTTGGCTGCAGTCGGTTTCGCGGTTCCGCCGCCAGCAGTTGGATCTGCGTCAAAGGCGGTGCCCATCATTCCCAGGCCCAGAGCGGCCTCTTCCTCGTCCCAGCGGCGCATCTCAGTGCGCTCCGCGACGGAGTAGCCCATGTCGACTCGGGCCCGCTCACGCGGGATCACGGTGCCAACGAGCTTGGCTGCTGCATCGGCCTTGGCCGCGTACGTCGGAGTCGACGGGTCACGCCAGATCGTTTCCATGCGCTGGAAGTCCGGGGTGAGCTTGCCGCCGCCCATGACGAGCTTGGCGACTCGCATCGTCTGCTCCCACGAGCCTCCGAAGATCGAGTTCTTCCGCTCGACCTTCTTCACCAGACGCGATTCCGAGGCCCTGATGGCCTCAGCAGACGCCGGGTTGTCGGCACTGGTGGACAAGTACTGCGGAGGCAGTCCGGTGTACGACGCAACGCCCTTGGCGATCTCCTGCAGTGCCTCGGTGAAGTTCCGAAGCTCCGCGGCGGAGAACTGGGCGATCTTGCCGTTCTCGTCCTCGAAGGCGAGGATGCGGGCAAGGTAGGCGTCGAACAGCGCCTGGCCGGTATCCGGGTTGACACCCAGCTCTTCCGGCTTGACGCCGAAGATCAGCCGCTGGGGGACACCCATCAGCTCTGCAGTTGCCTGCATCAGCATCATGATTCGGCTGGCAGCGTCGGTCATCGACCGAAGCTCCGGAGTGATCTCGGTGGTGCCGTAGATGTCGGAGAGGGTGGTGCGGTTGGCCAGTGGGATGACCGGGACCATCTGCAGGCCGTGGTTCACGTTGAACCAGGGGGCCCACTCGCCTTCCTGCTTGTACCAGGCGGTGGTGGCGTCTGGCAGGTACAGGGTGGATGCGATGATCTCGGATCCCTCGTCGTCGTAGACGCAGCGGATCGCCTTGGTCACCTGCTTGGTACGCGGGTCGATGGATGCGTACATGGACGAGGGTGGCTCGACCGTGATGATCGGAATCTTCGGATCCCAGTTCGGATCACCGGCTGGGTCCGGAGCTGACACCGTGATGTAGGCCCGACCGTGGATGAATGCCTCGGTATGCCCGAGAGGCGCTTCGATGTCGAGGTTGTTGGCCTGCCACCACTGCCACAGCTCCTGGTCGGCCTCGTCGGCATCGCCGAGCCGGAAGCCCTCCAACTGCTGGCGCTCCGCGATGGAGTCGACGTAGAGCCGGGGGTAGCCGATGTGAGCCTGCAGAACCTGCATCTCTCGGGGCACCGTGACGCCGATGGCCTCAGGCCGGCGTTCAGCGTTGTAGTAGCTGGTGTTGCTGGATAGTTCGCGGGTCTTGTCCTCGAAGAGGCTGATCATCTCGTCCCGCTGCTCTTCTGGGCTGGCGGAACTGGCCTCGACCGGAATCGGGGCTGTCATCGGATCACCGTGGCCCGTCCGGAGCGTGCTCGCTTACTCATCAAGTAGTCCTGTCTGGCACCAAACGCGAGGACGGCGCAGACGGCTGAGTCGATCTTGCGACTCGAGTCCTTGCTGGCCTTGCGAATTGCGATGGCGTCGTAGGTAGTTGGGTGTCGGCGGGCGTTGAGGACGTGCTGACGCAGGGTCAGATCACCGTTGTGGTTCAGCTCTCGCTCAAGCACTGCGTCCAGGAACCGCTCGCAGTCCATGGCGAACTTCTTCTGGTTGCCGCGCATGTCGAATGCGATGGGGTTGTTCGGAGAGGCGTTGACCTTCACCTTCTTCTTGAAGTCCCGACCCCATTGGTCGACGTATGCCTCGAACTCCTTCACGTCAGCGCGGAAGGCGAACACGGAGAATCGCTGGAAACACGAACGGACAGTTGCGTCTACGTCCTCGCGAGGAACCTCGCCGCCGTAGTTCTCGGGGTTCCAGATCTTGATCGGGAAGATCATCCCGTCGTCCAGTCGGCAGGCGACCAGGGCCGTCCAGTCGTTGGACTTCGACCCGTCGAATCCCAATGCGATCCGCTCACCCGGCTGCAGATCGAACATCGGATCTGTCAGCGCCAGGCGATCCCACTCGGTGGGTGCGATCCAGCTGTCTTCGCTGGCGTTCACCTGGTTCAGGAACTTGCGTCGGGACTCGGTGATCGGGTTACGGATGTCCAGGACCGAGTCGACAATGCCGTCGACTGGCAGCCAGATAGAGTCGCCTCGGGCGACCTCAATCCCTTCCCGGAGCATCGCGATGCCCTTGGCGTAGCCCTCGGGATCCTCACGCTCAGAGGGGATCTCAGAGACTGGGGTATCAGCCGGCGCTTCGAGAGCGTCGTAGAGCATGCCCACGTCGACCGACTGGCCAGCCTCCACGGCCTGCCAGAGGTCGTAATCCCGTTCTCCGACAGTGTCATTGCCGGGGATGTGGGCGTTGCAGATCGAGAGCTTGCGGGCACCAGCGATCTTGGTGACGTTGCCTTCGATGACATCTGCCATCGCCAGGCCGTCGTTCACCTCACCGTCCGGACCCGTTCCCCACCACTGGGTTTCGTTCTGGATGACAAAGGTCGGGCGGTTGCCCTCCATGGATGCGGGGGAGGAGGTGACTGCCTCGATGCGGCCCATGCCGCCGCCTGCGTAGAGGACGGTCTTATTGACCTCGAGCTGGTACTCCTCCTTGAGCCGCTTGGAGACCATCACCGGGAACAGCGAGAACGTGTTCTTCGTCTGCTCCTGGGAGACGGCTGCGACCTGAATCCAGGCCGCGTGACGGGCCTTCCCAACCGGGTTGCCTTTAATGTCGAAGTGCGAGAATGCAACTGGGCCGCACAGCTCTGCGAGAGCGAGAGCAGCGGCAAGGGGGTCTTTCCCCCAGCCCTTGAGACGACGTAGGACGCCAGAGCGGTAGACGAAGTTGCCCTCGTCATCGACGGCGTACCACCACAGTACGAATCGGGCTTGTTCAAGGGTGGGCATGAAGCCCTCACCCGCGTGCTCGCCTCCCGGCGAGATCACGTAGGTGGCCCACCAGTTGAGGATTCCCCAACCGAGGGTCTTCTCGGGCAGCCACCAGCCGCCGTCGTTCAGACGACGCCAGGTGGGTCCGACGATGTGAGGTTCAGCAGGGAGCAGCGCCTCGGGGTAGTAGACAGCCACTCCCTGCCTCTCCTTTCGTTAGATCTTCAATTGCTTTGTGATTGCTTCGATGGCCTCCTGAGCCAGCGGCCCGATGACCGGCGTGGCACCGGCCACCGCCGTGGCGGCGTCCTTGACCCGCTGGAGGTCAGCGACAGCGTCGTTGGCGGTCTGGACGATCACCGGCAGGCTGTTGATCACCTGGTCGACAGGCGAAAGCTCAACGGGGCCTTCAAATGTGCCGTCCTTGATCTGGCCGTCGAGGCGCTTGCCTGCCACAGCCGGCAGAGCGACGCCTGCGATGGTGGCGATGCCGGTGGCGAACAGTGCGGGGTCACCGCCCTTGAAGCCGAGCCAAATCTGGGCGATGCCAGTGAGAATCAGGCCGATGGACCCGCTCTTGTAGAACTTGAGAATGCTGCTGTTGTTCACGCAGTACCTTTCAGGTAGGCAGCGAGTACGCCGGAAGCCTCAAGCTCGGCGAGTACTCGGGATGCTTGGTTGACAGGGCCGGGTGCGGTCCCGTACTTGCCCTTGCCGGCTGCCGTCCGGACGACACGGCGGATCGAGTCCGCGTGGCCAATCCGTGCCTGTGCCTCGACGTACGGCTCGTGAGGGCCGTGGGCGTCCAGGGACTGGAGCATCACGTACAGCGGGATTTTCGGTTCGCCGGGATCGGCGTAGATGGAGAAGGACTCGACTTCCATCATCAGTAGCTCCTCGAATGTGTCGGTGGTTGGTGCGTCCGCGATCAGGGACAGGAGCCGGTCGCCGAGAGCAGATGCTCTGTGGTACCGGGCCTTTCGATCTGCCGCCCCGTTCTGCCCGCCGTTGATGAGCTGGGTGACGGTGTAGAGGTCACGCCGGTCGGATGCGTCGTTGATCTGAGTGCCTCGGGCCTGGGTCCAATACCAGGCAGCTCCGAGACCGGCCCACTTCAAGAGGGCCAGGTCGGTGTAGTTCCGGACGAAGTAGTCCGGGGATGTCACCAGTCCTCGCTCGAAGCACCACTCCGAGAACGCCCGGTAGTTGTAGTCCCAGGTGATCTGGATCCACGTCCTGCCGATGTACGGCGCGTAGCGACCGTTCTTGGCGATCTCCTCGGTGTAGTTGAACGACACCGACTCGTGGCCAACCTGGGCCAGCCACATAGCGATTCGGTTGGCGTTGGTGCAGTCCGAGGCGACCAGGCCGTCACGGACAGCCGGCAGAATCTCCGAGGCTCGCTGCAGGCTGAGGCCAGTGGCTTCAGAAAGAGTCGCGGCAGCTTCGTCCCCGGATGTCGGAGCGTCTTCGAGCTTGGCGTCCAGGTACCAGAAGTCGTGGAACAGTGGGTCGTTCCAGGCGCGTGCGCCGTCGTAGAGGTCCACGCCGACTCCGTTGCGGTTGCCGTGGGATTCCCAGTCGACACCGCGCTTGGACACCTTCACCGGACCACCGGGGTAGTCCATCGTCATCAGCGTGCAAGCGGTGTGGGAATACATCCCACCGCCGCCGTGCTGAAGCCCGACGAGCATGACCGGCGTGAACCCGAGGGCAGCGATGCCGCCCGGAGGCAGCCGCTTGAACCCGAGGTCGTAGACGATCTTGTAGTCGAGGCGGAACGATTCGGTTGAGCCGTAACGGTTTCCGACCCAGTCGGTGCGGCCCATGTACCAGGCTGCTGTCTGCATTACCAGGCCAGAGCAGTCGGTGGATCGCTTCGGGTCGTTGGTGAAGGCCCCGCCGTATGCGTAGGGAAGTCCAGCGCGGGCTCGGGCCATGTCGTGTACCTGTTGCGCCCGCTGGCGGGTAACGACTGCAGTCATCAGACGCCCAGGTACTCGGCGATGAGGTCGATGATGACGTTGTCCACGTTGCCGGGGATCAGGTCAGGGTGGTTCTTCAGATACTTGACGCCCTGCTTGATCAGGAACAGGACGATTGCGCTCTTCATGAGCACTCCTTTCGTACGGGGTCAAGTTGCATACACGGCAGGACTCGAACCTGCAGCCGGCGGCTTTGGAGACCGCTGCTCTACCAATTGAGCTACGTGTACAAAAGACCCAGCCCGCAAGGGAACTGGGTGGATGTGGGGTAGGCAGGGATCGAACCTGCGACCTACGGATTAAGAGTCCGCAGCTCTTCCGACTGAGCTACTACCCCGAGTGGGGGCTCCCTCTAGGTAGGGAGCCGCCCAAGATCATGTGTAGATGGAATAGATGTAGAGCCAGACTTTGCCGTCTGCTCCGGGGTATCCGACGCTGAACGACGAGGACGCTGCGCGGCCTCCACCGCCGGGTGGGCTACCAGCGCCGACGGTTGTGCCGAACCCACCCGAGTACGTGCGGTTGTTCAGGAGCACGGATCTGCCACTGTCGGCATTTCCGCTGGATACGCCCTTGCCGGCTGTCTCTCCACTGCCAGTTCCTGAGGATGCGCCGCCAGCGCCGGTAAGAGTGGGGATCCCGGTGCCGAGCGAGGTGCTGGCCCCGCCGGCTGCACCGGCTCCCGTGGAGGATCCTCCTGCGCCACCCCCACCTACAGACCCGGAGATCACGGTGAGGTTGGGTGCGGCGTCCAGGGACACTGTGTCCCAGGCGAATACACCTGCGTTACCGCCCTTGGAGTTGGCGACGATGGTCGCTCCAGCTCCACCGGAGCCGCCGCCGAGGACGACTCGGTCGACGTGGGTTGCGCCAGCGTCTCGGAAGGCGGTGATGTCCTGGGAGTAGGCAGTGGTGAACTCGAGGAACACCGGGGTGAACGGCTCTGGCCAGACGAGCTTGCTGCCCTGGAAGATCCGCAGCGGCTTGATGTTGCCGAGGCGGAACGTCATCGGGGTGGTGGTTCCCAGCTTGATCGACATGTCACGGCCCCGTGATCACGTAGAACGTCGTGGCTGGTTTGGAGCTGAGCCCGTTGTGTGCGGTCTGGGTCATGGCCCGGAAGTCGAGGATGGTTCCGTCGGACGAAGGGACGCCTGCTGGTCCCTGGCTACCTTGGTCACCTTTGTCGCCCTTGGCCCCTTGAGCACCCGGCGTCCCCGTAGCTCCTGTGGCCCCGGTTTCACCCTTGTCGCCTTTTGGGCCCTGGCTACCTTGTAGCCCTTGCGGTCCTCGGGGGCCTTGCTCACCTTGGAACGGGACTCCGTTGCCATCTGCTGGGAACCCTCCGTCGTAGAAGTAGAGAAGGCCATCGGCGTTGACGACCCACGCCTGGCCTCTGACCGGAGTCAGGGCAGCGAGGTCGGCGTAGGTGTTGACGTGGCCCTCGATGTCGAGGCTGACGCCAGCTTCACCCTGGACGCCCTGAGGCCCCTCCGGGCCCTGCGGCCCGGTGTCGCCCTTGTCACCCTTCGGACCCATAGGTCCACCGGGGTCACCCTTCTCACCCTTCGGGCCTTGGACCGCGATGACCCTGCCCATCGGGCGCTTGACGCTGCCGATGATCGAGCCTCGCGGCGATCCGAGGTAGGAGAGCGCCGGAACCCCGCCTGGGGGAGTACCTTTCAGCCTCATCCCTGCACCTCGACTCGGCCCTGTGCGATGGGGTCACCACCAGCAGGCTCGCCCTGCGGGAGGAACACGAGCTGCCACTTGGTGCGCTTGGCGATCAGGTCGGATGCTTCACTCTCGACCTTGAGGTCGGCCAGTGATCCGGCGATGTTGAAGTGCCAGTTGGTGAGTCGTGCCTTGCCAGGTGCCAGCACCGTGGGCACAACCGACTTCGATGCGCCGGTCAGGCCCGCTGCATTGGCGGTGATCAGCGGGATCGGGGTCTCGGCGAGGTCGTTGACGAACTCGATGGAGTAGGTCCGGTTCCAGTAGAAGTCGACGTTGACGGTGTTCACGATGCCCACCAGGGCGGCGATGCTGTTGAAGAAGTTCTTGATGGCTGTCGAGGTCACATCGACCGCGAAGGTGATGAGACCGACCTCGTCAAACGACTTGATCGAGGTGACCTTGGTCTTGAAGTTGAGTGCGTCGGTGACGGTCATCTCCACATCGACCCCGAGCAGGGAGTCGAACGTGTCGAAGAAGTCGTTGACGGCCTTGTTGATCGTGTTGACCAGCTGCTCTGTCAGCGGCTTGCCGCTGTTCAGGTTGAAGTTCAGCGTCCACGACGGGTACAGCGAGACCGGGTAGACAACCGCGTTGCCTGCGCCGACCGCCGCTTCGACGGCGTCAGTGATGTCACCAGCGAGACCCTGCGGGTTCTCGGACACGTCGTTGTAGTCGATGGCCGGGGTGTCGACGCCCTTGATGTTCAGGATGTAGGTGCCACCGGTGGCCCCAGCCACCCGGATCTCCTGGACGGCGTTGTGCTGGCCACCAGTGTCCAGCTCGAAGAACAGGTCGCCGGCTGGGAAGTCGATGGGGTTGTCGTGCTCGTCGACGTTCTCGAAGGTCCACTTGAAATCGCGGCCCTTGTGCAATACGAGCTGGTCGGAATCGAGGTCGATGCCGATGGTTGCCATTTGTTTTTCTCTCCTTGGGTAATCAACCCCGGAGGGGGAGCCGCGTGAGTTCAGCTCAACCCCTCCGGGGCGGGTCTCATCCTTGGCTCAGCCGCTGGCGGAACATGTCCGCAACGTCGATTACTTCGCCTTCACCCGATCCGCGTTCAATCTCAAGCCGCATTCGGCGGCGCTCCCCCTCGGTTGTCATGAGGACACCGAAAATCTGGTTCACCGTGGCCAGAATCTGCCCATTGGGCTTAGGGGATTTGAGAAGCTGGTCCGCGAAATGGAGAGCGAATCTCGCGGTTTCCCAGTCGGACGGTTCGTAGTAACGCGATTGGGCTGAGATCTTCAACGCCTCGTAGAACGAGACGGTAATTGGATGAGGGTCTGTGAAATCCAGGTCGGGAGCAATTACGGTCCCGATTGCCGTGACTTTGTCGACCGGCACATCTTCTTTGTTGCGTCGGACTTTCTCATCCGACCGCTTGCCTACAGGGCCTCTCGTGCCCACTGGTCACCTCCTGGGTGGGGGAGCAGGCTCCTGGCCCGCTATCGGCGGCCAGGGTGGCGTTCTGTAGGTCGTTTCCTCCTGGCACGTAATTCCCGCTTCCGGGCGTTGCCCTCGGCGGATGACTTTTTGCCGTGGCAGGACCAGCAGGCAGCCTGAAGGTTGCTCAGCGAGTGGTCATCACCGCGGCGTTCGTGGTCAACTTCGGTGGCTCGGCCAACACAGCCGGCCCACCTGATCTCGCAGACCCAGTCCGCATCGCGCAGAACCCGTCTGCGGATGGCTGGCCAGTTAGGCGGTAGGCGAGAATGGCGATCTGAGGTGTCCCACGACAAGTGGGCCTCCTCGCGCGTAGAGGCAGCGCACTGGCGCTGCCGATGAAGACCGCCTCGATAGGCGGTCTAGAAGAGAAGGGGCCCGCTTGGAGGCGGGCCCTTGGAAGAGCCGAGGACCACGAGGCTCTCACCCCCTGGTTCCCCCTCTCTCTTGCTCCTCACTCTGTAGTAGGTGTAATTTCCAGGCCCTATACCCGTGCGGGGGCAGTATGTGAGGGAGATCACCTTTACATCAGGGTCGCGGGCGTGTATTGGCCTCTGCCGTGCGGGTTCGCGGGTGCATACAAACACACGCGGACGTGCGTGTTCGTGGCTCCTGGAGGCTCTCAGAGCCGGTATGGTCCGTCCTGGCTCGGTCCTGGCTCGATTCAAATCTCAAAACCCGTACAGGATCTCCGATCCGCA